ACTGTAGGACCATCAAAAGGAATTTCACTACCAACTTGCTCGATATATTGTTCAATAGTTAAATCAACCGCTATATCAAAATAATCTGGTCCAGCCCAGTAAGCACCCATACAAATACCAAGATACTTGCCGTTATAAACACCAATAAATGTGTGGATAGCGTCAATGTGATCTTCTGTGAAAATATCATAGAAATCGTCAGCATCGCCCATTCCACCAGGAAATGCTACTGCATCTACTGTTTTGAGAAATTCAATATTGAGTTCATCAATGCCAAAAGTTCTAATATTGAAATCACGGACTAAGCCATCGATCATGCCTAAGGCACATTCAGTTTCACATTGTGGGTCGTGAATAAATACTGCAAGTGTTGGTTTCATAGCCGTTCCTTTCAAAATATAATATATTATAACATTTTAAACTAAACAATTCAAGTTTATTTTTCTTTTATCTTGTCCGAGAAGTATTCAATGACTTCTTTACCTTCTGCTTGAGCGCAAATATCAAAAAGTCCGTAGAGTAGTGAATGAATATTTTCAATACTAGCGGGGATTGAGATACCTTCGCGTGATGGTATCCAGTCACCTTCATAGCTTAAAAAGTATTTGCGTAGCTGAACATAAATTGTTTCACGGAATTCATTGACTACCAGTTTGACCTGGAAACCTTTGTCCATGTTTTCTTCGATTAATCGTTCGTATAATATATTTGAGTCCATTAGATTCTGACTCCCATTTCTCGTAAGTGTTCAAGGCTAGCCAGTTCAGCGGCTTCCTGATAAGCGTTTTGTTGCCATTTTTCAGCAAGCAACCAAATACGATAAACAAAACCATGTTTATCTGATTTCTGCTCAGAATCAATACGGGCGATTGAGTCATAGCGTGAACTATAAACTACTTCGCCGATTTTAAATCTGTCTCTGACTGCGCCGTCTGGAATCATTTCTGGATTAAAGTAACTGCTTCCAGGTACTCGAATAGGTACTGCATTGTACTCTAGAATATCTTTGATAAAACGACTGCTGCGATATGTCATCTTTGAAATAGCATCTACAGTTTCGCCATTAAGATACTCACTAATAATATAAACTTTTTCTTCCTGGGTTGCAGGCTTACCTCGTAATTGCGATTTACGCTGTGAGATACGGATTTGTTTTTGTTTATATTCTTCAATAATAGTACCAAGACGAGTCGTATTATAACTCATGCCTAGAATAGCACAAGCGTCTTTTTTGGTAATTGGTTTCTTACCTTCTTCCGTAGGTTCAAGTAAGCGGATGACTCGTGCGATATTTGTATCAGTCATCAATTCTTCTTCTAGTGCGGGACGCTTGCGTGTTGCCATTCTATTCCTTTAATTAAATGAAAAAAGGCGGCAAAATGCCGCCTTGAATTACTTCAATACTGATAAGAAGTAAACCGCAGCTTTACCAGTCAGCTTGCTGAGAATGTCTTCATCGACTTCTTTGCCTGCTGCTTCAATCGCTGCACGGAGTTCAGCAATGCTGGACTCTTTTGACACACGCTTTGTGCCTTCACCGCTAGGTGCTTTAGTTTTTGCAGTAGAAGCACCTGCTTCTTTTTTCACATATACACCAGCTTGCACCAGTACCATGCGAACGCCATTAGGCGACATTTCAATTTCTTCTGCAATATCTTTGATGATTTCAGTTGAGGATTCAGGTGTTGGGCCTGCACCTTCGTACATCTCAATTACTTTTGTTTTGAGTTCTTCTGTCCAAGTTGCCATGTTTTGCTTTCTTTAATGTATGTTTTTTTGTGTTGTTAAATTACCTGATTTTACCAAATCATTTTCAATTAGTGCATTATAAGCTGCCTCATAAGCACAAACTAAACTATATAAATTGTCTGTGGGGATCAGGCTGTTTGGTAACCCATCAGGACTAGTGCGTGTGGTAATACACATTTCTTCAATCTTAGCACGAATTTGTACGCTTATTTTAACTGCATCTGCTAATATCTCACTATCCCATGTTTTAAACTTAGACATAGTCTGTGGTTACATTAGACATATTGTCGGGATTAAACTTACGATAGTTATGTTTCAAATCAAATTGTTCAAGCATTGCCATAGTTTCCTCATGTTGAGTTAACTTTAGTGCTGAAAATTCACGGCAAAAATCTGCAAACTGGTCTTCAGGCATCTGTGAAACATCAATGGCTTCAACAAATTTGGTTGGGCCAAACAATGGAATTGCAGCACGCTTTGAGACAGTGCCATCTGCTTTTGTGTAAGTGAATTCTAGGAAATTCATAATTTGTCTTTCTTTCGTAAATTAAGTATATATTATACCGCTTTTGCAGTTTAGGGTCAAATGTAAAATTTTAGGTTTGACTTTCCAATACGGCTCGTTCAATACCAGTTTTAAATCGTTCGCTAAAACTTGGTATAAAAATAGGCAGCACAGCAAATGGAGCAGTAATGGAAGTTATTGTAATATAAATAAAGTAACTTAACCAAGTACTTTCAGTAAAACTATTAGTGACGTTCATGTCTTTAGCTAAAGATATTGCGGGTGCTAAAAATAATACGCAACTTGTAATGCCCGTGGTTAGCGCAAATAAAAGATATAGCTCAATTACTTCCATACTAAGTTACCTTTAGAATCGTGTGCTCGAGCACCCAAACTAAAGCTAACTTTACCTTCGATAACCTTTACATTATCCCAATCAGGTCTATAAGCAAGGGCGGCAGCTTGAACCTTAGGGTTACTACTGAATAAATCTACACTGGCTCGACCTGTAAACTCTTTGAATAATTTAGCGAGCCTAATGTTTCCATGACTCCATACAGTTTTTGTTGTAGGAGTGTGTCTACGATATTTAATATTTGCTAATGCGTCTTTAATTTGTTCGTTATTAGGTTGTTGCTTTAGTATTCTTGTTAATTTAATTTTTCTGTTTGTAGCCCAACGTGTGCTAGACTTATACAAGGCAGAATATGCCTGCTTAGATTTACTTGCTGAAGCCATTATTTACTCCACTGTGTCAAAGTCTACTTCGTATTCATTGTGCCATGCTTGTGTAACATAGCCTTCAACATTAGATTCAGCACGCTCTGTCATCTCAGCTGCACGCTTAACAGCTTCACCAATTCTTTGAATTTCTTGTAATGCAGCGATTAGTTCAGGAACTGCTTCAAGATGAATAGGTACATAACGAGTACAGCCATCAAAGATACGAACTTCATCCATTCCGCCAGGACCTGTGCCATGCTCTACACCATAATAAAACTGGCTGCTATTGCAAGTAAATAAGCCGTCGCTAAAAATGTCTTCGTTAGCATTACCAAAATAAATTTTCATTGTGTTTCCTTGTGTTAAAATTCTGTGGAGAACTTGTATTATATCAAAAGTAGTATAAGAGTTCAAGTATGTTTTTTACAAACAAAAAACCCAGCTTAACGCTGGGTTGGTTGTTTTGGGCTTATAATTGGATGAGGAATAAACTTAGGTCTAGGTAGACTTAATAGTCGGTCTGGTATAAAGACGGGTTTCATTCAAATAAAACGTAATCTTCTTTACCTACTCCGCACTCAGGACACTCAAAGTTTTCTGGAAGTGTATCCCATGCGCCCTCAGTAGCTTCATCGTGAACGTGATCACATACTACGCAAACATATGTCATTATAAGGACTCCAATTTTTGTTGATATGCCTGTGCGTGACGTTTTTCAACACCAGCAAGTGCGGCAAAACGTTTTTCTGCTAATGCAAGTACTTTTTGGAACTGTTCTGCGTGTTGCTTAGACTCATCAATTTGATGTGTTGCTTCAGCAACAGCTCTAGCATTGTTTTCATGCTCTGCTGCACGACGAAACTCTGGATACATAGTTGTGAACTCGTATGTTTCACCCTCAATAGCAAGCTCCAAACACTTGCGTGTATCAGGTTTACCAATCAGTAACTCTAAGTGTCCCCAAGCGTGTTTAATTTCTTGGTCGGCAGTATGTTCAAAGTGTTGTGCAACTTCTTCAAAACCCTCATCACGAGCAAGTTTAGCAAAATAGCGATATTTAATATGTGCCATCGACTCACCAGCCAAGGCACTTTCTAGATTTTTAATTGTAAGTGACATATTATGCAGGAGTATATTCAATACCTGTTGTAGCTAAACCTACTAAACCGATGGTTGTTTCAAACGCAGACAACTCACTAGCCATTACTAATACATCTGCTTGACTGTAGTTATTGGCTGTCATCCAACCTGTGTATGCAGTTACATCTGCTAATGTAGCATTTGTGCCCATAACATTTTTGTAAACGTGCTTGATGAAAGTTTCATCACTAACACCGCCTGCATCAGTTTTGTATGTGTCGGTAGCTAACAATGCTGTGGCTATTTGTTTGTTTGTCCAACCTGCATCAGCAAGATGGATACCAATACCTGTATAAGCTTTAGTAACATCACTAGTACCCAGTGCAGCTGCTAACAGTGCGTAAACATCGCCTGCACGACCTGCGGCATCGTAAGCAATGGCTTTATCTGTAAATACAACGCGCTCGTGATCAGCAAGTTTGAACTCAAGGTTACTAACTAAACCACTGGTTAAGTTTACTTCATCAGCAGTTTTAGTAATTGTATATTCAGTGCTTGCGCCACCAACTGTGTAAGTATCTACACCAGTTGTGCCTGTAACATCGATTTGAACGTCTACTGTGCCATCGCCAATTCTACCAGTACCTACTACACCAAAAGTAGCAATTTTACCAGCAGCACCAACTGTGCCAACTGTAACGATTAAATTGTTAGCTACTGTACCACCTAAGGCAGTACCTGCCAATGTGATAGTGTCGCCTGCAACATAGCCAGTGCCTGCACTAGCAGCTACGGAGTCAAGTACTACTGAGTAAGTTCCGTTGGTTTTTGTAACATCAAATGTAGCACCATCACCAGTGCCTCCAGTTAGTCCAGTAACATTTTGATAAGTAGTATTTACTGCCTTATCTTTGATTGTAATTGTTGTTGTCATAAATTTCCTATGTGTGTTGTGTTGGTGCGCTCGATAAGATTTGAACTTATAACCAACGGATTATGAGTCCGCTGCTCTAACCATTGAGCTACAAGCGCGACTCGTGAGTGGAGCGGGATATCAGGCTCGAACTGATCTCTCTAGTTTGGAAGACTAGGGCACAACCCCTATACCAATCCCGCTTAAATTTCTAAGTTTACTTTTTCTACTTGCACAAAGCCGTGCTCATCTATTGCCCAGATTAATACTTCTAGCATATTAGGTGTTGAGTAATCAAAAAGGGACATCTTCATCTTTCCAAGGTGCAATCTCATTTTGATAATATTCTTCAGCTTCACGAAAGCCTGCACGTGCTAGTAGGTCTGTCATAACAGGAGTTGTAAAATTAACAAAACCTTGTTTGTTTAACCAAATCAGGTATTCAAAATCATCAGCAATAATATCACATATTCGACAACCAGCAAACTTGCCCATTGTAAGTTTATCTAACATATCTAGTTTGTTTGATTTTAAATTACCAAATGTTTTAGCCATTTTCTTTCTCAACTTCAGTTTCTTCTAGTGCTGCCATTTTAGCTAACACCAAATCAATTCGTGCTAACACTTGCTGACTGGTCATCCAAATGTCTTTGTTGTCTAGCATTGACTTGATTTCTTCAGGCGTTAAAAACTCATGATATACTTCGCGCAAGAAGTTTTCACTCCAAGCACGTTCAAACTGAAGTTGATCAAACATTTCTCCGCCTTTGCCAAACACGCCTGCACTATAATTGTGGAACATAAATAAACTGTGAGGAGTTACTTCGAACTCATCTCCGTGTAAAAAGATCATTGTTGCAGCACTCATACAAGCGCCTTCTACACTGGTAATTACATGGGCATCAGTTTCACTTAGCACGCGCAAAAATTGCAAGGCAGTATATAAATCGCCTCCACAACTGTTAATATAAATTTTAACTGTGTCGGTTGCACGAGCATTACGAATGGTATCAAACCACTCTATGTATTCATTGGCTTCTTCAATTTCGCCTGACAAATAAAATTCGTATAGGTTTCCAGTTACTTTAGAAAAAGAACTTTTACCTGTGGTTAGCAAGGAATCTAATTTATCTGTCATGTGTGTTTCTTTAGTTAAGTTGTTTTTAAATATTCTCGGCAAGCAGTTACCCAAGCGACAACAGTCATGTTGTCTGTAACATGACTGTAGTTTTGGATAACCCATTGACATATGTCTGGGCTTTTGGCATGATAGCCTGGTATTAAGTCCATGTTTATCCTTTGTTGGAAGTGTGAGTCAGATTCGAACTGACGGCTTTCAGGATTTGCAATCCCGTGCATTGGACCGCTCTGCCACCACACTGTATTTGGCATATCTCCAGGGACTCGAACCCCGACTAGCGGTTTTGGAGACCGCGGTGCTGCCATTACACTAGAGACATATGAATTTGGCGGTCTTATGGGGTAACGATCCCCATCTACAGCAGTGACAGTGCTGTGTGCGTCCGTGAACACTTTAAGACCTGATAAATAGTAAGTAATATGCTACTACAGCTATTCCTGCAACAACAATTATGTTGCAGACAATATTGTATATTTTTTCGCCATTAGAAGTCATACTATCTCCTTTGTTTGGGCAGACGTTATGGTTTCGATCCATATCTACGAATTTCACAGATTCGGGTGCTCCCAGTACACTAAACGCTGCATACCATTTTTAGTAGCGCCTGGTCGCCATATCCAGGTTGCCTCAGCGTCAGGGAGGAGAATAACGCTTACATGCAATAGCCAATGAATTCGCTACTAAAAATGGTACTCGGTACGAGATTCGAACTCGTGTGCTCGCCGTGAAAGGGCGGTATCCTAGGCCTCTAGATGAACCGAGTGTTGTTTGGTACGAGTAATCGGAGTCGAACCGATACGTTTTACACGGCAGATTTTAAGTCTGCTGGGTCTACCAATTCCCCCATACTCGCAGTATTTATACTACTCTAACTACAAGTGTAATTAGGTCAAGCCATACTGAACTATAAGTATCCTTAAGATAGTTAACATCTCGAATACTAAGGTATGGTCCGTTAACAATCTTAAAATCTTTTCCAGCGTTCCAATCAGCTTTGGCTTCTTCGCTAGTTTTATAGTGTCTGCCATATGCAGGCATAATCATTAATGGCTTTGAGTTCATAGATTATCCTTGTCGTTAAAGAATAATTATAACAAACTTTTACCACTTGAGTCAACTTTGAAATTTTGTGCGTCTTGAGTTTCTTGATTGTTGCGAGTAGGTTTATCTGTTTCCGAATCCGTAGCAAAGATAGCATCCCAACGAGCTGCATACTCTTGGTCTGACACACTGTAGGGTCTTGGCTTTGAACCTTTTCCACCATCTGACATTTTGTTTCTCCAATTAAATAAGGTTTAGGATTACCCACAATACACTCCATCCTGCAGGCCTAGGTGGAGATTTAACTCTGAAACTGTTGCACGTGCACGCACTAGGTTTCTCACCCGCTTTGACTTAGGGTCGAAAGGTGTTGTAGGTAAACCTAAACCTTAGTTTAGGGCAGGCGTTTCACCTGCATGGGGCGTTATTTCAGCCCATGTTTGGTTGCGGCGGAAGGACTCGAACCTTCTAAGCGGAGCTTATGAGACTTGCTTCTACCCTGACTCACCGCGGTATGTTAATAACAGTTATTGAATAGTTTGCGCTCGCGATAGTTTTGCCAAACTGCTTCTAATCGTTGCACATCTTTGTGGTCTACAGGTTGTGCATCTTCCATAAAGTCATCTAGCGTATAAGGTTTGAATATATCCTGTAAACGCTGCATTAGATTACTTAACATCTTTGACAAACCCATATAACTTGTTTGCTTCTTTTAAGACTTCATCAAAAGTATACATTTTAGGAGCATACTCTTTCCAGTCGTCAGCAACTTTTTTACCTTCTTTTACAAGTTGTTCAAAAGTCTGTTGAGCAAAATCCAAGTTAATTTCCTGCTGTTTTTGCAGGTAGTCTTGCGCCATTTTTAGCATTTCTGCACGAATTTCAAAAGGATTCATTTTGATTCCTTTTTAGGGTACATAATGTCTGATTGTTTGTCAAAGTAATACTTTGTCATAGTTGTTGTGTTGTCAACAACCATTTTAGCCCAAGCTGTTTGAGCGTCAATAAAGTCATTAGCTGCTTTATTTAGTGTTGGATCAGTGATTACTTTGTTAGTAAAACTGTGTTTAAGATTTTGAAAAGAATCAATATAAAATTGAGGAGTAAACATAATAGTTCCTTGTGTTGTGTGTGAAAAGTCCGAGAAATATTTACACAGCCTTGCTCGGACTGCTGTAAGGATAGTTTTCTTGGTTTCCTTAAACCTGAGGGGTTATTCGTCTAAACTGCGGTTTAGCCTGCCACGCAGTTGTTTGTGTGTTTTAGTATGTGACCCAGCTTTACGACGGATCATATGCACAACCATTAAGTTGCGCTGTTTAGGAATTTTTTTCTTTTTCATAATAATCCATTGATGTGTTTATTGTTTACTGCAACCCCCGCTAAGAGGCAAGGTCTAATTTATATAGTTAATTACGCTATCCTATATAGACACAGAACTATAGTATATGCGGGTCTAGAATACATATACAATTCGGTTCCCAAAGCTCCAAGACTGAACTGGAATCGAGCAATAAACACAGCAATAGATTATGATATCATCACTGCTTGTGTTTTAGTGTAATTTCTTAGTTCTTCTTTTTGTAAGTCGTGTACCACGAGCTCGTGTTTGCCGTACCACCAGTCTAAATTGACATCTAGTGCTACTTCATAACATCTAACTGCTGAAACAAAATCTACTCCGCCTTCGTATCCAGCGCGAACAACTTGCATTTCGGGATCGTGTTGTTGTAATTCTTTAATGAGGTCTTTTATTTTCATGAGTATTTATCTACATTCAAGCCTACTGATTTAGTCGGATGTAATTCTCCGACTTTGTTATAGTAGTACTGAACATATTCCATATTATATGTTTCTGTTTTAGGGTCAAATACTGCTTTACTTATAATCTTTTTCTCAAGATTATAGTAATTGTATATATCGGTTGCAATACCTGTTACTATCATTGCATAGCCTTGTATTCACGAATAGCTTCTGCATCTAAACAAGCGTACACACGAAATGAGTCACGACCAACTCGATCATAAAGATCAAGAGCCATTTTTTCTAATCGTTCTAGTTTTTCAATAGGAATCGTATCACAATTAATGTAACGACTCATAAAAGCATCAATTAAAAACTCTCGTGTATACCCAGCCATATTTCCTCCAAAGTAGTCTATATTATACTACAAAAAGCAATATAAATCAAGTCTAAATTAATAGGAGGTTTTGCCACCAAATGCGCGAACCCAGTCAATCTGCCGTTCAAATTCTATAATAAGATCAGACTCATTGAAGTTATATATGTCAGGTATATCTAGTACTAGTGATCTTAATGTTAGTATATTATGTAACATTTGATGATCTTTAAATAGCTCTAAACATTCGTGATAGTTTTCTTCGTTAACAAACACAATTTTGTCTGCCCACATAATTAAGTTAGCGCTAATAGGAATTAGCGCATAGTCAATTGCACTACCACAACTGCGAGCATTTAACCCTTTGCGAATGGCTAGTGCAGCACCTGTTGGGCTACGCAGTAACCCAGCGCTGCACACAAAAAGCCAGCGAGGAGCACTGCCTTGACTATAATTATTATAAGGAGCTGTTGTTTTAAAGATTTCTGCATTTTTAGTGCCTGTTTCAAATCTGTTCATATAGTGCCTGTGATGCTAAGTTTTTTTGTTTTGATTCGCACATAATATCACTGTGTGGAAGAAAGCTAAGTGCCCACTTGTTTACTTCACGATTCCAGTAATAATCACTATGAGCACGAAGCTTAGCACTAGTAAATTTCATAGACTTAAGTTGTTGCAAGTCTGGTCGCATAAAAGGATCGTGATCTACTAACACATCTTCTCGTGACACACTATAGTGAATAGTAGGTCTAACACCCCGCCATGAATCAACCACACGTTTGAAGCGAGAATCGCATGGAGTAATATACTCGCCACTATGAATCCAGTGGTGGTGAATGTCTAGGACAAGTGCACAGTGGTCTACTAGTTCTAGACTTGCGTCAAGACCCCAGGTAAACTCGGCATTTTCGATGGTTAAACAGTTGCGTGCTTCGGGACTAAGGCGTTTAAGAGCGCGTTTAATGCCGTCAGGACCTTGCTTGCCGCCAATGTGTACATTGCACTTGAAGTCTTGAAATTGCTTGCCGTAGCCCATGTACCTGATAAGGTCGCAGTGATACTCGAATTCTGTGATTGAGTTTTCAACGACTTGATCTTGCTCACTGGCAAGCACACAAAATTGACCTGGGTGAAAGCTGAGTTTAATATCGTGTTCACGAGCAAAGTCACCACACATCGATAAGTGTGCTTCTAGTTTTGCAACTACATCGGGTTCAAAATAGAACGGCATATAGTCTTCGTATGTGTAAGCAGGCAGCAGGTCGCTGGTAATGCGAAACATACGTTGTCCAGGAGGTTGTTTGGCAACCCACTTGAGCTGACGATAAAGAGCATTGACATTATGGTCAAGCAAACCCCACAGCTTTGATCGAGCGCCGTCTTCAGTCTGGCGTTTTAGATAGCTGATAGTTGTAGATTTAGTATTTAAATCTGGGTGAGCAGTATCCTCAGCTGACTGAATCTTACAGGCAAAGCCAATGCGTTTGATATTTTGATTGAACATAGTGTGCGGTATTTGTGCGTTAATTGTTTATTATAGCAGTTTAAGCAAGGCGTGTCAAGTCTACAAACCAGTTAGTCGAACACAAACTGGGCAAACGGGATTTTCGTCTAAGTCTAGTACTAGCTGTTGAGACCATATGTTACAGTGTGAGCATTGATCAATTATGCTCATTAGTACATGGTCTTCAATATCGTCAACGTCTATATTTAGATCGTGACAGGTTTGGGTAAGAGATTTGCGCGTTTTATTTAGTATTTTAGCAAGTCTTTTATAATTAGGGCTTATATCGATCATCTAGCTCTTTATGAGTCTTCTCAAATTCGAGCAAGAACATAATGCAACAAGCTGCGTGAGCCAAGTGCGATAGTCCAGACTCGGGGTCTTTGTCTTCACCAGCGTTAAACGCTGTAATATGACGCATTGCTGCGGCTAAGGGTCTGCTCCACACAAAGCCTTTACGCCAGTTGTGTGCTGCATATTTATCTGCGCCAAATTGTAACACTGCTGCAGTTTGGTTCATTGCTTCAGTACTCAATAAATGAAGCGGTAGTTTGCCATCATCAAACTTTAGTGCAGTTCCAAACTGTTTTTCGATTGCTGCTACAGTTTCGGCAGGAATCTGTACATTGTCTGGAATACCAAACACTGTTTGGTGTTCTATCTGTTTTTTAATATACATTGTATCGCCTGTGTCAGGATCAGTAAGGGAGATTATATCGTCTTGTTTTGGCATAGGAGTTGGTTGTGGTTGGTTGTTTATAAATTGAAAAGTCATGTTTAAAACTCATCGTTTACTTTGGGCATAAATAGTCGGGGAATTGTTTTCTTTTTCTTTAACTGTTTTAACAGTTCTGGATTAATTTCACTGCGTAGTGAAGCAATCCCTCGCTGACGACAGTGTTGTTCGTATACTGGTAATAACACATCTAAGATCAATCTTTCTAGCTGTGCAGTATAATTTGGTTGTGTTGACATTAAAATTCTCCGAGTGCCTTTATTATATCATTCTGGCAAATATTTTTCAAGAGTATTTGAGCTTTAGGTTAGCCCAAACCTTAAAAACACACTTGCCTAACGTTTGGTCTTGTGATATAATTGAAAGTTCATTCACACATCAAACAAGCATGAGCTACGATATATTAATTAATAACTTGGTTAATGGGGAAACTGTTACAGTAACTAGACCAGACGGTACTACTTATACAGAACCCAGACCACCAAATCGCACAGCATTAGCAGCGGCTAAAGCTATTCAGAATCTGCAAGGTCAACTAAACTTTGGTACAGCTGCTATTGCTCAGCTTACACAAGAACGCAATGAACTTTGGGAACTTTGTGATAAAGTTCAGCAAGAAAATAAAAGGCTGCAAGATGAAATTAACATTAAAACAAGCACTAATACCAGTGCTAATGGGAGTACTAGTAGCTCTACCCCTGGATAGGGCTGAAAGAGCAATTAATACTGCATATCAAACAGTAAAAGCCACACAACACGAAATGTTGTGTTTGGCTAAAAATATTTACTTTGAAGCCCGTGGCGAGCCTATGCGGGGTAAAATAGCAGTTGCACAAGTTACGCTAAATCGTGTAACACATCGCACCGAATTTCATTCAAACATTTGTGGAGTTGTATATGCAAAACATCAATTTTCGTGGACTGTGGAACGGCATCGTGAACCACGTGGGCCAGCTTGGCTTGAAGCTCAAGCACTTGCTAAAGCGGTCGTCTTAGGCACGGCACATTTACCAAATTTCAACGCACTATACTTTCATAATTTGACAGTAAATCCTAGTTGGAATCGAACAAAAGAATTAGTTGCCAGAATAGGTAATCATATCTTTTATGCTTAACCAAAAGGGCAGACAGGCTAATTATTTTTGGCTTGCTGCCCTTTTTGTTTTCTGTTATAATAATGGCTTAACAGAGAAATTTTATGAAAATCAGACTGCTCTCAGACCTACACACAGAATTCCGTTTACCATATAAAACTCACGCCTTGAGTGAATATCATGGTGAAGATGTGCTTGTTTTAGCAGGTGACATTGCCTCAGGTGCTACAAACACACAGGATGTTATCAAATTCTTTTTAGATCAAGGTTTTCCTAAAATCGTTTATGTACCTGGTAACCACGAATATTATGGTACTACTATCAATGACTTTGACGATAAGATGTTAGACTTTTGTGAGCGTACACGCAACGCACATTTTTTACGTCCTGGCACAGTTACCATTGATGGTGTGTTATTTACTGGCGGCACACTATGGACTAACTTTGCAGACAATCCTATAGTACAAAGCGTTTGCGGTCGTATGATAAATGACTTTCGTCAAATCAAAAACTTTAAAACCAGCTCTGCTTACGATCTATACTACAAACATCTAGACTATATTCAACAAAGTTACAACTATCGTGCCGATAAGAAAGTAGTTGTAGTCACACACTTTTTACCAGCCCGTGAGTGCATTGCACCACAGTGGCGGGGTAGTGATTTACTCAACGACTACTTTGCTAACGATTTAGGGTCAATGATCACTGATATGGAAAACACCACTTGGTTGTTTGGACATACACATGACGCTATGGACTTCCAACTTGGCAATACTCGTTTAGTCTGTAACCCACACGGATATTATGGTTCTAGCGAGCCAGGCACTAACGGATTTGATCCACACAAAACTATTATAGTATGAAAAATTTAACTGACTATTTTAATTTACTGTTACTGGCTATGTTAGGCGATCACGAGTTGGTTAAACGTTGGTGGGATACACCAAACTTAGCTTTTGATAACAAGTGTCCCAAAGACGTAGACGAAAACAAAGTTAAATCTTACCTTGAAGGATGCCTTTGAAAAAACTAGAATATTACGAAATACGCGAAAACTGTAAGCTCATAGACTATAGCTTACTGCTTGCTGGCAAAGGCAAACTTTGGGTCGAAGTCTACAGAGACAACCAATACGAATACCGAGCACTGTTTCCAGACGTTGAGAGTTGGTCAGCAGTGCCTATGACAATTTTAACACACAAACTACATGAAACACAAACTGATTACCGCTAAAGTTATTGCAGACAGCGTATGCCCACAAGGTGTACGCATGACTACTATGGAGATTGAGTATCCGCGTTTTATCTTAGCAGAACTCAACACACATCGTATGTTGTCAAAGAATAGTGCTAGTTCACGGGCTATTCCTGTTAAGGCTATGCACGACTTTATCAAAGAAAACCCTGCTACTCCTGTACACTGGGGCAAAAACCAACCAGGCATGAAAGCCAGTGAAGAACTGGTTGGTGTTGATTTAAAAGAAGCACATCGACTATGGAATCGTGCTAAAGAAGATGCACTACATTGGTCATGGGCATTATCTGAACATCTAGGTTTGCACAAACAAATTTCTAACCGCGTTACAGAGCCTTGGATGACAATGAAAACTGTTATCAGTGGCACTGAGTGGACTAACTTTTTTCACTTACGCAATCATGCAGACGCACAGCCTGAGATTAAGGCACTAGCAGAAGCAATGACTGTGGCTTATACAACACATTTACCTGTTGAACTAAAACCAGGTGAATGGCATTTACCTTATATTACTATCGGAACATATGTACCTACTGGTGAACTACAGTATTTTGACGAAAACTTTAATCGTCTATCTCTTGAAGACGCTAAGATCATTAGTGCTAGCTGCTGCGCTCAAGTTAGCTATCGTAAAAACGACCCTGGATTTACAAAAGCATTTAAAATCTGGGAACAATTAATTGAAAACGATCCTGTACACGCCAGTCCAATTGAGCATCAAGCCACTCCTATGGATATTGATAGTATGTCTAGGTTTGAACCTGAGACCTGGCAATTGGGAGTTACTCATGTCAGTGCTAATAGCGATCTATGGTCAGGCAACTTGCGTGGCTGGATTCAGCATCGCAAACTTATTCAAAATGAGGCGGTATGGTAAATAATCAACCACTTAAACGCTGGGTTGTTGAGCTAATCGAGGAAGGTGAAGATTTAATACTTCCGCTTAACGATGAAATAATAGAAGCCACTGGCTGGAAACCTGGTGACGAACTGCTTTGGGAACAAAAAGCAGGCAATGCTTGGACATTAAGGAAAAAACCATGATAGTTATACTCTACACAGAAGACTTTGAACCTATTATTCCCATTGACTTACCGCTTTGGTTACTAGAGCGATTAGAGGTTGAGGGTCAGGTACGTGTAGCTGTTAACAGACCAACACAGTTTGTTGATTCAAAGATTCCTGTAGGTAACTTAGAACCCAACATACCCACTGTGCGTATTCGCTGTGAGCGATTGCGGTGGCGGGATGGCTCACTAAAAACACTTTTAGTTACCGAAGACGAAGAACTTGCACTGAGCCTAAACCCAGAGTGGTTGCCTGGTCAGCGCGCCCCTATTCAAATGTATATGGGAGCTATGCGTAAGATGCATGAAGAACTAATCAAACAAATCAGAAAAAATCAGAGTTGACTCATAGTCTAATCTTTAGTATAATATATATTATTGATTAGGAGAAAACTATGTTTTATTGCGTGTGTTGTTCAGATACTGTTAACCCATTGCGTTGGCAGTTAGGCAGGCATACCTGTCTTCCGTGCGGTGAAAAATCTGCACGACAGCACAAACACACAATAGTGCCTATGCCTAAATCAAACTACATTGTAGTTACCGACAAGTCACTACTCCTAAACTTAAACTCATCTCACAAAGGGGGCAGATAATGAACATTGACCGCGAATTTATCAAATGGTTCTATGAAGAACACTATCCTGAACAGGGATCAAATCGTCGCCAATGCTATGGCATGACTGCAGGTACAACCAACATTGACGTTATTGACTACTGGATGCGTGAAGCTTTTCGTGCAGGTGCAGCCAGTCAACACTATCAAATTGGTGACACAACCGAACAACAAGCCTTTGACAAACAACGAGAATATAAACTATGAAAGTCGTAATCGGACCTTACAAAAACTGGATCGGGCCTTATCAGATTGCTGAAATGCTGTGCTGGTGGGTTCCAAAGATTAAAGATCCCATGGACATTATTGCACGCAAACCTGACTGGGTTCATGACTTTGGCACTTGGTTGGCTAATGACAAGAATGGTGAAGATTCCAAACTCACCAAGCTATGTCAGTGGGTTGAATCAAAACGTCATCGTCAGATTTACATTCGCATAGACAAGTACGATAGTTGGAGTGCAGACCACACAATTGCACTGATTGCAGTTCCACTGCTCAAGCAACTACAGATTACCAAGCACGGAGCACCCAATGTTGATGATGAAGATGTTCCTGAGGGTCTAGGACTTCGTAGCTATGAAACTGACAAATTGCCCAAGTCTGAATACGATGTTGATGAGAACCATTTCAAGCGTTGGGACTGGGTACTTGGCGAAATTATCTGGGCATTAGAACAAAAGACTAGTGACACAGCTGACTCACAGTTTTATACTAAGCTGGATCCTGATTTAAAATCCAAAGATATTAACACACAAATGGGAAATATTGTGGTTGACATGGCGGGAATGGAATCTTGGCAGCAACGTAAAACACGTGGTTACAAGCTATTTGGCAAATATTATGAAAACTTATGGGATTAAACATGACTATTGAAACTGTAATAATTATTTGTGTAGCAGCAGCATTTTGTTGCTATTTAGTATATCGTTGGCAAACTGCTGTGGTCGATAGCGTAGTTCCTCCAGCACCTGAACCTTATCCAGTTCCACTAAACGAACCAGAGCCAGTACAACTAAACCCAGTAAACTGGCCTTTTCCTACATCTCAAAAACCATAACTCAACCACCTCAAGGGGGCTCAGGCTAATATTTATTGGCTTGAGTCCCCTTTTGTTTTGTGTTATAATATACTATTACAAAGGAGATTATTAAAATGATTAAATTAGCAGATAATAGAGTAGAGATTCCCCTAGACTTTTCAGACGAAGAACTACTTGTGCTTTTTAAACAAGCACACGAAGCAGACTTGACATTCAACGACTTTGTTGAAAAAGCCTTAACAGATTACTTGGAACAAATACAAAATGAGCATAACTTACTCAACAAACTGGATGGGACCGGTGTCGATGAACTGGTACCGAGACCGTGGCCTTACCCGAACTGAGCACCATGTTGGTGACCATGACTGTATGCTTTATAGTGCTGGCGAAGCCTTTACATCAGAAACAATTACCACACACTACAGCTGTGGTCGCATAGACGTACACAACGTTCCTGGCGAGCCTTATGGTGACGAGATTGGTGTACCACCAATGCTAAGCACAGACTGGCAACACTTTTCCAACTGGCTAGACGACGTACAAACTTGCAGCGTATGGTCGTTGCAAGACTTGGTGACCGCATACGAACATCAAACAAACACAAAAATAACTTGGGACACACATGATTAAACCAAACACACTTTGCATGATTCGTGGTATACTACCCACAAGTCGAGGCTATGATGCCAACGGCATGATTGTGGTTGCCACAAAGCCTGAAACTATTGTAGGCAAACCAGCTTGGTATATACAACCACACCTACACTCACGCGACGGACTATTCCTAGGCGTGCTACAAGAAAACCTGTTTCCATTACTAGATCCACATGATAGTGAATTGGACACACACTCAACTCGCGAGCTTGCCCATGAACATTAACCAACTATTACAACAAGCCTCACACAAAAATGGTGAGATTGACATCTTGCACTACACAAACCTAGTCCTACAAGAAGCCTGCAGACTAATCAAAGAAACACCTACTACCGCAGCATTTACAACATTTGATCTAGCAGTAGCAGAAACACAAAGAGCTGATTGCTTTAAATCAGTTTACAATTTAATCGTAGAAAATATCAAAAATGGCAACAACTCCTAATTACTCAATTCCAGCTTATCAAGCACTTAAATCTCCTACTCAAGAAGTACTAGCTGCTGAAGTGTCCAAAGATTTGCCGCCTACAAGCTTGCGTCAAGCACAAACCAACTTTCTACTAGATAAACTGCAAGAAGAAGCGGCTGAGGTAATTCAAGCAGTTAACAAAATTCGCAGATTTGGTGAAAACAACAAGCACCCTGAGCGTAATACAACCAACAAACAAGACTTGGCTAATGAACTAGAAGATTTTCTTGCAATTCTCGCAGCTCTTGAGTATACAAAGTATCTTGATTTAGTTCCGCACCAACAAAACATCCTCCACAAGACACATAAGCTAATTGTTTAACTGACCCTAAACTGTAATAAGTACGCTAATTTAAACTGCATACCCTTATGCAGCAACTGTATCAAAGACGTTGCCATTCTATACCGCAAGTGTTATAATAATTATAATTCGCAAAGTTTGTAATCAACTTTTACAATATGCATAAAAAAATTACACTTGTATATACACTATCAAATGTGCTATAATTTAGTATAACTTGTTAAGAGTTAAAGACTAGACTGATTTTAGAAATTGCGTAAACCATCATGTGTGGGAGGGGTCCCCCCAGGGGTTGGGGCCTACATAATATGATGCGGTTTAGGGTCAATTTGATAAAATCTGTGTCTAGTCTTATTGCTTATCGACTATTACTGTATCTAAAATAAATCACATATATTAAAATAAAATGCTATTTAAAAAACAAGAATTACATTCAATCGACTTTGAACCCACTTATGGTAAATCGGTGGAATCTTTTGAAGTTTGGGCTGAATCACACGAACTGTCCCACCTTTCCAGTTGGTTGCTGCCCCAGCTTGTTGCCTATTTTGGTAACTGGACTTTAGTTTATACAGACTCTGGTTCAGTTGATTGTTTAGCGACTATTTACCACAACTGCCCTGACCCTCAGTCTAGGGCATTTTACACTTTGAGCAGGATTAAAAGATCAGTCCTAGTCTCAAACCAAACCAAGAGTCCTGATTACGCAACACTTACCCCGCTTATCTTAATGGGGCAAAAGCGTATGAGAGGAGTCAGTTACGAATCTTGGAGAACAGCTAAAGATCTTAGCTGGATGCTTGAGCCTAGGCTTTATGAAGCCCTAATGCTGGATCCTATGGTAGTAGAAAATTGCTGCAGTTTAGGGTCAGAAAGACTTATTGAAATTAGAGACCAAGGTCTTTTAGCTCGAACTGGAGTAAAAGCAGGCCAAACAAAGCCTGCTAAATCTACTTGGAGCTTGACTGGAATTCAAGACACAGAGTTAGGTAGTTTGCCAAAATTAACACAAACTATCCTAACTCAATGTTGGTTGGCACACCCTGAATCTAGAACATCTTATATGATCCTAGATCTACAAGACTGGGACTCAATGCCACAACCTTTAGTTACCAATGACATTTTTAAAGCACCAGTGCAAAAACCAGAACCAACCAAGAAACTAACAAAAGAGAAGGCAGAATTGCTGCCATGGGACCTATGAAATACACCAAAGAAATCACAGACAAATTGATTGCAGACTATAAGGCAGGAGTGCCTGTTGCGGTAATAGCTCAAGGGCTAGATGTACCAGAACGTAGTGTGATTGCTAAATTAAGCTCTCTGGGCGTCTATACCAAGAAAAGCTATGTCAACAAGCGTGGTGAGGTACCAGTTAAAAAATCGGAGCACATCGAGCGTATTGCTGAGCTATTAGACGTGGATGAAGAATTGCTGGAATCGCTGGAGAAGGTAAATAAAACTGTACTTAAGCTAATTGAACACAAATTGGCCCAGGTTGACCCTAAACTGCCACAACTTGGCACAAAATCGGAGTTATTTGCACTTAATTGACCCTAAGCTGAGCAAATCAGCCTAATTAAAAGAAAAGCCCACTTAAATTGCTTTAAGTGGGCTTTTTTGCGTCTGTTACCGTGGTGGTCGTAATTGCACTGGTTTGTTGCGGTTTAGGGTCAGAACAGTCAAGAATTACCACTTGACAAGATTTAGCACTATGTGGTATAATGGCGCCGAGCACACAAAACAAAACCCCGTCACCATTACGTGTACGGGGTTTTGAAAGCATTTACTACTGCAGTAGCGTTGTCTTTTTTGCTCTAGCAGGACTATTAAGGGAATCACCACCGCCTGACCCTAAACTGTAGCCTGTCGCTACATACATCCGCTGGTGATGAGTCCATTGCGATGTTGTTTAGGTGAGTATGCACGTTTCAGTCCTGTCAACCTCTACTTAACGCGAAGCGTCTCGATTGGGTATGCAAGGATATCCGTGACTAACTGGTTTAGATTTATGTGGTTCCGCACAACTGTTTTTTCAATTATTTTAACGACCCGCCACAGTTTAGGGTCGATGTGCGTCTTTAAGTATAAGCTGAAGCGCCCTTCGAATATACTCGCCAGAGAGATTCCATACTCTCATTACAGTCAATAAAGTCTGCTCTTGGTTAGAAGATAGCTGTATTTAATTTAGGAGTTCTTTCTCCTAGAGGTTCCTATGTTATGTTACCTCAAAACCAGTTAGCAAGTACGTATGCAGACGACGTGGGATATAGGTGGGACACGCTACCTAGAACTACTCTTTACCTAACACCAGCAAGTGGTACACGCTAGGGATTTCGTCCTGACCCTAAACTGCTGACATTTAGAAGTATTGAAGTCTTCAGGAATGTCTGCGATTGTAAAGGGTTTCGCCTGTATTTCAGAGGCTCATCAGAGGATTAAAATGGGCGATAACTTAAGTCTTTCAGTCATCATTAAAAACTTATCCAGTTCCATGGAGAGCTGGTCTTGGTTTACCCAATCTGTAGGGGGCTGTGGCTCGGGTAATTATTCCCCACAATTAAGACGCATAGCAGATATATCCCGCTTCCGCTGTCACCCTTATTCATCAATTTATATAATAATTATACAGTATTTAACACACTATATCAAGTAAGAAATTAGACACTCGTTGCAATCAGACTACTCACAAAACAGACTAATATTAATTTGCGTGGTTGAGGTGAGATTCATTTGCAGACGGACACCAACTTTCGCTGGTATTCATTAAGCCCTTCCCGACTGTCTAAGATATTATTATACATGAATTGGGGTTGAGGATCAAGAGTAAATTTTCTGACCCTCAACCGTTACAATCAACGCAAGTTTGCGAGGATTGCTTCCAAGACTTCGTGATTGGCTTTTTCCAAGCTATCAAAAGTTTCTGGAGCTACACCAACTCGGTTGGCGATGCGATCAACCAATTCGGCTTTCTTAACACGGGCTACGCCAGTGCTCTTAGATTTGGCATGGTAAACTCCTTCTCTGGAGAGTTTTGCCACGATTGACCGAGTGGTCTTGCCAAACATTTCGGCCAAGCTTTCCACGCTTACGCCGTCGTTGTATTTGGCTACGAGCTGAGCAGTTTGCTCAGGTGTGTAATTTACGGTTTTGTCAGTCATCATATGTCCTTTCAAATGGTTTCTGCGCTGTTAAAGATATAATTATACGGGATTTGAACATCAACTACAAGTGAGAATTTCTTCGGGTATGAGCATGTCTTCAAGAATTTTCGACACCTCGTCGTCCACAAAATCCTCAAACCATTGTTGCTGATCCTGCCTGAAAAAATCATTGTCTGTCATGTTGGTTTCCTTCTCATCAATACAATAATTATACAAAATTTCGCAAAACAGTTCAAATTTAAATTTTTGCTGGTTTCACGCCAAGAAATATTTACTTGACACAACAAGCTTTTCCACTATATAATGGGCGCACAAGCAGCACAAAGTTTTCCACTTGACAAGGATTACCACTGGCGCAGCATGCTGACTGCGCAGTCACAAAATGAACGCTCCAGTCACAATTTGAACCGAACAGTCGCAAAATGAACGCTCCAGTCACAATTTGAACCGAACAGTTCAACTTAATTAATAATTACGGGCGTGGCGCAAGAATCGTGCCAGGTTGCGTAAAAACAACATAGGGGTAAACACCTATTGACACGCTTCAAAATTATATGCTATAATTTTGGCGCCAGCGAAGTGAGTGCTTACTTCGCTGGGAGATAATAAAAAGCCGATTATAAATAATCGGCTTATAATCATTATATGATTATATTGGCTTTGAATTAGCCAATGCTTCGAAAATCGCTTTTAAAGCATTTTTATTTGCTTTAGTTAATGATTCAATATCATTTTCGGGTAATCGCAAAATCGCACCAATAGCATCTGCGTGAGTATCTTTTTTAACTGGAGATTCTCCAGTTTTAGATTTATATTCTTTTTTAATATAAACCTTTTCACGAGATAATTTAGCGACAATACTCCGAACAGTTTTACCGAGATTATCTGCGATAATCTCAACTGATTTACCCGCTTGATAATCAGCGATAATCTGAGCAGTTTGCTCAGGGGTATAATTAATGTTTTTCATTTATTTTCTCCTTTAAAATGAATTATATAAACCAAGAATATTAGCTAAAAAGAAAGTACCATTAAGAACCATTAATGATTTATCTTTTCGATAATATCCAACTATTAACCAAGATAATGAACCGATAATAAAAAAGCAATATCCCAAAAAGAATAATTGACTGGCAACAATAAATGCACCGATAATGCTAGATATAGTCCCAATCCAAGAAACTATATTAAGTAATTGAATAATATTAAAAATCATCGTTTTATTTCCATTGAGTGATATTTATCGGGAGATAATCCATAGTTAATCATTATCTCTTGCCATTTTTTACCATGACCACATTTTGCTTCTGATAATCCAAACAAATTATAATCGGCTTGGTGGATTAACTCATGCGGTAATATAACTTTAGTCATATTATTTGCATAATCGGGAGAATATACAAAGAATTTATAACCTAATTCGACAATATTAGATTCTTGGTGGCATAATCCCGCATTACGCCACAAATAACCATTTAATTCTATAATCGGTGGATTATAGCGAGTTAATCGGGGATATAATTCGCAAAGATTATCCCAAATAATCAGGGTCTGATTATTTAAAATATTAATTAGCTTTTTTCTGTCCATGTCCTACATTATACACAAGTCACAAACCATTGCAAATTATTTTTGAATACACAAGTACACATTCGCCAAAATACAACATAGGGGTTTACCCCTATTGACACGGGCTCCAAAATTATGATATAATTTTGGCGCAAAATTGAATACCTGAGTATTCAATTTTTATGGGAAACAAAAGTATTCATTTTGATTTTATTTTATAATAAATAATAACCGATAAAAAGATTACATTTGCAGTATAATTAAATAATAATGGTAAATCCATTTTAGGGAATACATATATTATTGTGAATATCTCGCCAATAAACCACATTGAAATAAATCCCCAAGTTAATCCCTCAGAGGATTTTGTTTTATATGATTCTATTGCTTGCGGTAATCCGCAAAATGCCAATAATATAGAACCAATCCAACCTATATTTTCTATCATAATATTAAATCCCTTGTTAAAAAGTTATTATACCGCATTTCATAATGATCGTCAATATCATATCGTTTTTGGGTATAAATAAAAAACAATAATAAGATAATCCATAAAATTCTATTATTAGTTAATCTCATTTTATTATGCCTTAAAATTATCTCGCACCTGAAATTTATTCCAGTCATAAGGGACTATATTATCTTGCCAATTACGTTTTTTGAGAATATGAGTTAAAATAGGTAATTCAAAATCTCGGGCATCTTCTAAAGCAGTATGCGGTTCAATAATAAAATTATTATTAATATAACCACAAACCATTTCTGCATTAGTTTTAAATGTCATATTACCATGTTTAGTAACATTATTAAAACCATGATTATCTAAACAGAATTGTTTATATTTTTTGGTTTTGCAAATATTGCCAATACTGGCTTGCCATAAACAAAACTTCTGATTAAAACCTGATAAATCAATACCAGTATTTGAGCATTTATTTAAATCAAAAGCGAGATTATATGCAGTTAATGAGGGATTATATTTGCCGATTGCCTGATTAATCCATTTATTAATTGCATTAACTGAGGCAATCATTCTCACGCCATTTTCTAACATGGCAATATAAGCCATTTTGCGCTTAGTTAATCCCTCATAACCCCAAATATCATTTGCTTTTTTATCATGGAATAATTCCATTGTATTATAATGCCCATTAACTAAAACAGCGCATTGATTATAAATGCGACCTTCACGATCACAAATAACCATTGCAAAATCAGCGACAGTATCGCCCATTGTGGTTTCTGTGTCTAGAATACAAAAGTATTGCTTTTTTGCCATGTATGCTTTCAGTTGGTAGACCTGCATCTTACCACAAAATTTAAAAAATCTGTGTTGTATTTTAATCACACACAAAAAATAAGTTATTAAAAAATGCTTGACACGGGCTCAATTATACTAGTATAATTGGCGCAAACTGTGGTTTTAAAACCACAGTTATTTTGAAAACCTGAGTATTCAAAAATTTTTGAAAACCTGAGTATTCAAAAATAAGGTTGAGCCGATTCGCTTTTGTCCATAATATCCGCCCAGCCATGCCAGCCCATTTGCCAAGCCTCCGATTGTGCCTTGTCTAATGGTTCACCTAGTGAATGGGCATCAAAACCCAATTCATAATCTCGATTATTAAAATAGTTAATCATTAGTTTATTCTCCGAGTTAATATATCTAAAATCTGTCTTAATGGTATTTGCATTATGTCTACAATATCATAAAGATTATAGCCTTCGGCTAAAAAATCTTTAATTAATGTTTCGGCATAATCAATATTAATGCCCTTGTTTACTTGGTACATATACACCCCTTATATTGAAACGATCACAAACTGCTTTTAAATAAGTTACATTATCCTCATAAAATGTAAATTCAGCATCTTTAAATGTAATTAAATTAAAGAATTTAGCCAAACCATTAATTTTTAATGTAGCACCTGAGATATTAGAATTCTCAGGTCTTGAAATAATATAATCAGGTTCACCCAGTATCTGATTAATAAATGTATAATCAGGGGTATTAAGAACACGGGCAGTAGCAATAATGACATAACACGATTCATCTTTTAAATCCTTTTTATATTGTTCTGCTAATGGCAAAAGAGAATCATTCAAGGCTAAATCTTGATTTTCTCTCCAATAATTTAAATCTATTCTCTCGCCATTTTCATCTACAATAGTGCGATATCTATGCAAAGAACAAACGATTGTTCCATCCATATCATAAATTGAAACCTTTTTAATTTTAGCCATTTTTTAATCCTTGAAATATTGTCTGATTGCCGATTTGTATTCTGCCATTGTAGCAAATTTTAAACCATGTCGCAAGCAAAATTTGCGAAATTCTGCAAATTGTTTTGTAGTGTACTGATATTCTTTTTTCATCATAGCCCCAATTATACACGCAAAACCGCCCAAAAACCATGTGTGCAAAAATACAACATAGGTGTTTACACCTATTGACACGGGCTCCAAAATTATGATATAATTTTGGCGCAAAATTGAATACCTGAGTATTCAATTTTTTCTGCAAACCTGAGTATTCAAAATGAAACAATATCTATATTGTAATAAGCCTTAAAATAATTTCGCCATTGGGTAAAGCCTGATTTTGTGTCGTGCGTTATATCCTTGTCTTGTTCCATTTGCCATGCGTGAACATACTCATGCGCTAATGTTGAAAATAAATCAAGGTCTGATTTTATTTCGCTAGTGGCAAGCCTGATTTTGTGATTGTATTTCTTAGGGCTAATCTTTTCGCCCTCATACATTCCCATGCAAGAGTCACCATCAAAACGCAAAACCTTAGTCTTTGCAAAGTTAATCCGTGATTTTAGCTTAAACTCATTTTGTAGTATAAGCTGGAACAATCTTGTTTTATCTGATCTAATCATTTTGAAATCCAAAGCAATAGCGCAACCTTAACGCATATAAACGCAACGACACCCAAACACACATTAAAGAATTCTATATCTGTCATTAGTCAACCTGTATATCTGTTATTACATTATTGTTTACAATAAAGTACATTTCAACCAAACCCATGCTAACCCAAACGCAACGATTACCCTCACGGATAGCATAAGGTTTATTAGGGTATTTTTTAGCTAAGTAGCTTTCAACAATTTCAAAATTTTTCATAGGTCTATTATATCAGATAAAACAAGATAGGGGCAAAGCCCCTATTGATTACAAGGTCTTTTCAGCCTTGATAAAATCGGCAATTTTAGCAAGTGCTACCTTGTTTGCCTTAGTAAGTGATTCTGTATCGGCTTCAGTCAAGCCCAACATTTCACCGATAAAATCAGCGTGAACATCTTTTTTAATCGGTGTTTCGCCTGATTTTGTTTTGTATGCCTTAGCAACATAAACCTTTTCGCGTGATAGCTTCGCAACAACTGAACGCACAGTTTTACCTAATGCCTCAGCAATAGCGTCAACTGTCATACCGCCTTCGTAGTCGGCAACCATGCGAGCAGTTTGCTCGGGGGTGTAGTTTACTGTTTTCATTTTTTCTCCTTAAAAATATATTATATCACAATGGCTTCATTAATGCAAGCCATATCCACAATGGTGAAAAGGTTATTGCAACAAACAAGATAGCTTGCAAAATTTCTGTTATCAATTTCATGTTGGTTTCCCTTGTCATCATGTTTTCAATTATAGATCAATGAAAATTTTTGTCAATACATTTGTTGAAATACAACATAGGTAGATTCCCTAATTGACCACGGGGGCGGTTATCAGACTATTTTTTACCCCACGCCTATGGGCCCACCGACACGGCCTACATATGGGAAATTTCCAAAAACACTTGGGTGCCAAAATCCACACTTGCCCTAAACCTGCTAAACTGGTATAATCAACACAAAAGGATACCTCTATGACAACTCACCTGCCTGCAGAAACCGTACGAATCAGCCCCGAAGCACTGGAAGTAGCAAATGCCTATCTCCAGCTTAACGACGCCCGTGCAGTCGCCCAAGAACTAGACTTAGACCCTGAAGTGGTAACAAATCTCCTAGCTCGCCGTGAGGTCAAAACTTATATTGACTCAGTATTTTTCGATAGTGGATACAACAACCGTTTTCTTATGCGACGTGCCATGGATGCACTAATCAAACAAAAGTTTCAGGAACTTGAGGAATCACAAACTGGATCAACTAAAGATATTGCCGAGCTACTACAAATGTCACACAAAATGTCAATGGATTTACTAGATCGCGAGATTGCCTTAGAAAAAGCACGTATGACAACTGCACCGCAAAAGCAAGTTAACGTTCAGATCAATGAAGGTCTAGACGGCAGCAAATACTCACAACTTGTGCAGCGCTTAATCACAGGAGAAGGCGTATGAAAAAGCTATTACTTATCTTAGCACTACTACCTACCTTCGCATTTGCACAACACTACCATCACCACAATCATCGCCCACACTGGCGTTATCAAGGGGGTAATTGGCACTGGATGGTTCCTGCAATTATTGGTGGTGTGGTAGTTTATGAGGCCACTAAACAGCCAGCCCCTCAACCGCCAATAGTTATCCAACAAACCCAAACTACCGAAACCTGTGGCCCATGGACTGAGGTTCAAACACCTGATGGTAAAACATATCGCGAAAGAACTTGTCAGAAATAATGCTAGTAGTCTCCCGACCCGAAGTTAACGTAGACGCCATAGTTGAGTTCGACCCTCAACAGCGGTTTATTAAGCTACCCATCACAAACTATCTCAAACTGCTTAATGTCTGGGACACAATCAATCGCCCACAGATTGCACTAATCAATGCAGTTAATGATCCCAAGTACCGTTTTATCTGTGCTGCCTTGGCTCGACGATTGGGCAAAACTTACATTGCCAATATTATTGGTCAGTTAGTAACACTGGTCCCAGGATCAAATGTACTAATAATTTCCCCTAACTATAACCTTTCAAGTATCTCATTTGAACTCCAACGCAAACTCATCAAGCATTTCGACCTCGAAGTCGCACGTGATAACCTCAAAGACAAAATTATCGAGTTATCAAATGGCAGTACCATTCGTATGGGTTCTCTTGGTACCGTTGATAGTACTGTTGGCCGATCGTATGACTTAATCATATTTGACGAGGCTGCACTTGGTGAAGGGGGTGAAGCAGCCTTTAATGTGGCACTGCGCCCCACGCTAGACAAACCACAAGCCAAAGCTATTTTTATATCGACCCCACGTGGTCGTAACAACTGGTTTAGTCAATTTTGGAATCGTGGCTTCCAAGAAGATTTCCCCGAGTGGATTAGCCTACAAGCTGATTACACTGAAAATACCCGTATGGCTGAATCGGATGTTGCGGAAGCCCGCAGGTCTATGTCAAAAGCCGAATTTGAACAAGAATACCTGGCCTCATTTACTGTGTTTGAGGGTCAGATTTATGCACTAAAAGAAGAAGATGTTTGTGAAATTCCCGAAGACCTCAAAGGCGAGGCATTTGCTGGGTGCGACCCTGGTTACCGAGACGCTACTGCTCATTGCACTATCGTGTATGATTGGAACCGTGATTGCTTTTTTATTGTCGACGAATACTTAAAGTCAGAAGTTACCACGCAGGAACATGCTGCGGCGTTTACTGAGTTCAATGATCGGCACGGTGTTGAAGTAACTTTTATTGATAGTGCAGCTGCACAGTTTGCTTCGGACCTGGCTTATCTTTACAACATTTCAACCACCAAAGCCAAAAAAGACGTATTACCCGGCATTGCTTATGTGCAAACCTTACTACAACAAGGCCGATTAAAGGTAGCTCCTCATTGTACCAATGTACGCGCTATGTTTGACCAATATCGCTGGGATCAACGCGAGGGGCTCCAACGTGAACGTCCCATGCATGATCAATATAGTCACATGGCCGACGCAGTGCGCTATGCACTGTATACTTATACCGTATAATGGTTCAAAAAATTTGTGCATTGACTTTTGGTTGCTGTTCTGCTATAATAAGTGGAAATTTAGAATAATTTTATGGCAAAAAATACAAACAAGCGAATACCAGTCAAATGGGTTCGTGACAGAGCCAAAGCAGCTTACGAGAAAAAATCGAGCTGCTACATTTGCGAGACTAGTGCGGACTTAGAGCTGCACCACCTGCATTCAGTTACAATACTCTTGGATAAATGGTCTGAGGCTAAGGGATACGACATTTCAACCGACGACGGCATTTTAGCTGTGCGAGATGAATTTATTGCTGAGCATCGTACTGAGTTATATGATCAAGTTTACACCCTTTGTAATCGTCATCATGTAGCACTACACGGTGTTTACGGTAAAGCTCCTCGACCTGGTAGTGAACCCAAACAAGCACACTGGATCGAATCGCAAAAGGCCAAGTTCGCTGGAGGTGAAACTGTTGTTCCGCCTAAAAGCTTTGGTAGTTTTTTCTCGGAGTTTACTTAAGGGAAAACTATGGCAAGATTTACAGACTGGATTCGCGAAAAGCTGAATCCAGCACAAGAACGAATTTATACAAACGAAGGTACACAAGTTGGTACTGAAGCGAAGCTTACTTACAAGATGGCTTTTAAGCGTTTGGAGTCTGTTAACCGCTCGGTTAATATGTTGGCATCGGCCTGCGCTAGTTTAGATTACGATATCAAAGACAAGCTAAACGAAGGCGTTGCAATTGGCGTACGTCAAAAGTCGCTGAACACACTGCTTAACTTCAGACCAAACCCATACCAAACCGCACAAGATTTTCGCCAAGCACTATTCACAGACTTTATCCTAGAAGGTAATGCATTTGTACACTTTGATGGTGTGTTTATGTATCACCTGCCTGCATCGGATGTAGAAATCTTAACAAGCGCAAAAACCTTTATTAGCGGTTACCGCTTTAACGGTGCTGTGGATTTTAAAGAATCAGAAGTGTTCTACTTTCGCGATTTGAATTCAGATTCGATCTATCGTGGTAGTTCGCGGCTAGAGTCGGCACAAAAGTCGATTAGTACTTTATACTCCATGCAGCAGTTTCAAGAACAGTTCTTTGATAACGGTGCTGTGTTTGGACTTGTGCTTACATCAGAAAACACACTTTCGCAAATTGCCAAAGAAAAAACAATTCAGTATTGGTTACAAAAGTACTCAGCCAAGCAAGGCGGCAAGCGCCCTGTGATCTTGGATTCGGGACTTAAGCCTGCACAGGTATCTAACCAAAATTTCAAAGACATGGATTTTGACCTTTCAATCAAAACCCATAGCGAACGTATTATGCAAGCAATTGGTGTACCTCCTATTTTAATGGCTGGTGGCAACAATGCTAACATCTCGCCTAATCTTCGCTTATTTTATCTTGAAACAGTAATGCCTATTAATCGTAGATTTATTAGTGCTGTTGAAAGATACTTCGGATATGATGTTGAGGCTATTACAAGCTCAGTTTCCGCACTACAACCAGAACTAAAAGATATTGCTGCCTATCATTCGACACTTGTCAATGCAGGCATCATAACAGCTAACGAAGCACGTGAAGAATTACGTTATGACAAGAAAACTGGTCATGACGAAATAAGAATACCAGCTAATATTGCTGGTTCGGCTGCTGATCCGTCGCAAGGTGGAAAGCCAAAAGATAATCAGCAATAAAAGGGGTATTTATGGTAGATAAAAATAAAGTGCTGTATGTAAACAGTTCTTTTACTAAGAGTGAACCTACTACCACAGACGAAAGCGTTGAAATGTTAACCATTAAAGGTTACGCTTCAACTACTGACGTTGATAGACAGGGCGATATTGTTCCTGTAAGCGTTTGGGAAAAAGGTATTCAAAATTACTTGAAAAATCCAGTAATTTTAGCATACCATAATCACAGCGCTCCTATCGGTAGAATGACAGAGCACAAGGTTGATGAAAAAGGATTGCTTGTAAAAGCACGAATTTCTTCTGCAGCCGGTGACGTTTATAAACTAGTAAAAGACGGTGTACTCACAGCTTTTAGTATCGGATTTCGCATTGTAGATGCGGAGTACAATTCAGCTGCAGAGCTGTTTGTGGTAAAGGAGTTGGAGCTGCACGAAATTTCAGTAGTGTCAGTACCTGCAAATCAAAACACATTATTTAGTCTCTCTAAGTCGTTTGAAAACGACGAAGAATTTAAATCTTTCAAAATGCAGTTTGCACCCAAAAGCGAATCAGCTAAAGGGCTAGAATCCTCTACGGAAGCGAACAGCGATGTTACAAAGGAATGGAAAATGGATCCAAAACAATTAGAACAAATGTTAGCTGATGCAGCTAGCAAAGCGGCTGAGCAAACTGCTAAAGCCATCGGAGAAAAGCAAGCTAAAGATGCTGCTGAGAAATTAGCTGCTGAAAAAGCTACTGCTGATATCGACGCACGCGTTAAAGCCGCTGTTGCAGCTATCTCCACTGTTGACACTGGTGCTGAAAAGCTCTTGGCTGAAGTCGAGAAGCGTTTGGCCTCTGCTGAAGAAACAAACAAATCCGTGATCGCTGGTTTGGAGTCTGCTCTTAAAGAGAAGGCTGCTGAAATCGAAGCAATCACAAAGTCAAAAATGTCTTTTGCAGACACAAAAGCTGCTGGTGACGGTTTGACATATGCTGAAAAAGAGAAGGCAATCTTGTTGTCAAAGATGTCTGGTAAGTCTGTTGAAAGCACACGTACCGGCCGCGCTTTGATCGAGAAAGCTTCTGGCTATACTGCTGGTGACGTATCTACAACTGGTGCACACCTGCCAAGCGGTATCTGGGAAACTGAAGTTTCTATGAACATGGAAGCTGAGATTCGTCGTCGTTTAGTCGTTTCTCCTATCTTCCGTAACATCGCTATGCAAACCAACGTGATGACTATGCCTGTTAACCCAGAAGCTGGTTTAGCACAGTGGGTTCAGAACGCTGGTTTCGGTACTAGCGCTTCTGCTGGTAACACAGCTACTCATCAGCTCAAAGAAATCACTTTGAACGCATATAAAGTTGCTACTAACGAGTACACTGCATATGAAGAAGAAGAAGATGCTTTGTTGGCTTTGATGCCCGTGATTCGTGATGGTATGATCCGTCGTGTTGCACGCGCTGTTGATAAGGCCTTCTTGTTAGGTGCTGGCGCTGGTGCTGACCCCGTCAAAGGTTTGGCTAACTGGGCTACTAACACCACTGCCACTGGCAACACCGTTGCTGCCGGCATGACAGTTGCTAAGTTGCGCACATTGCGTCAAGGTTTGGGTGTTTGGGGTCTCGATCCCGCTGAAGTTATCTTCATCGTTAACACCGACGCCTACTACCAGTTGTTAGAAGATCCTATCTTCCAAACTATGGACAAAGTTGGTGCACAAGCTACCGTGTTGACAGGTCAAATCGGTCAAGTTGGTGGAAGCCCCGTGTTGGTGTCTGCTGAGTATGCAGCCCCCGGTACAGGTGTTACAGGTGCTATCGCTGTTAACCCAGGAAACTTCTTGGTTGGTAACCAGCGTGGTCTCCGCATCGACACACAAGAGTTAGTTGAGACACAGCGTCGCGTTATGGTGGCTAGCCTCCGTACCGGCATGACTCAAGTTACTACTGCACAAGGTACAGGCGTAACAGCTCACAAGTACACAGCATCCTAATCAGATAGTGTAATTGCTAACAAGACCCTTCGGGGTCTTGTTTTATAAAGGTATATCTTGTGCCTTTATAAAACAAGTGAGGTATTTATGGCAACAGATTTAGTTACAAAAGCTGAATACAAAACTTACATGGGAATTACCAGCACAAATTCAGATTCAGAAATTGATTTTTTAATACCCAAAGTCAGCGACTTGGTAAAATCATACTGCCGTCGTACCTTTGTAGACTTCTACAGCGACATTAAGGTTGAAGTTTTTGATGGTGGGTTTCGCGAGATCTTGCTAAAAGAAACTCCCGTTGTAAGTATTAGTTCAGTAGGCTATAGCGAAGACTATGGCAAAACATATACAAACTTAGTAAAATTTACCGACTGGGTTCAAAAAGGCGACTCAGTTGTAAGTATTAAGACACCTATATTTGAAGAAGCAATTAACGGATATCGTGTAAGTTACTTTGGTGGATACGATCCTATTCCTGGAGACTTAAAACTAGCCGTCTTGGATTTAATTGAGTATTACTCGCGCAACAATGGCGCCGTACATAGTAGTCGCGATTTAAATCCTAACACTACGCAAATTAATTATGTTGCATCTACTAATTTACCCGCTACTATTAAGCGTGTTTTAGATCAGTACGTGGCGGACTTTACATAATGGCATCAAGGCAAGTAACTTTAGATGATTTAATAAATAGTCTAGATCCTGAAATAAAAACTTTATTACAGGAAGATACTAGAAAAGTGCTGGACAAACGACCAACTATTCTTGATATAAGTTATAATAGCCTATTAGTTAACAACAAGGATAGCGTACAAGATTTTAAAATATTTCATAAAACGCTATTACAAGTAGTAAAAGAAAAAGCGCCTAGGTCTTATAGCTCAATAGAATCAATTCCTAGAGGATACTTTCAAGGATCTACCCCTTATTTAATTTACATAGATGGTGGCCCGGATAGGCAGTTTCTTATTGGAAAATCTGTAGATCCAATAAGAAAGTTTGTAACCGATAAAATATCAAAAGATCCACGACTTGTGGACAGTATATTTGGCGTGCGGAAAGAAGAAACAGAAATATTAAACCGAAAAGGCATCCCTACAGGAGATGTAAAAACTAAACTTATTAGTAAGGCAGATATTGGGCACGCAGCAACAGAAGGCGAACTAGCGCCAGTCGCCGTATCTCCTTTAGCTTATAAACTTTATGGTTTAATAGAATACGGAGAACTTACTGGCAGCCCTGTTTTAAAGTATGCTACAGATGCGCTAAACAAACTCTACGCCCTACAAGCAGATATACAGTATAGTTTTAAGAATAATGCTCCAGAGGTTATACAGTCAGGTGAAAAAACTTTAGGTGATCTTTTTGTTGTTGTAACTTTACATACTTCTGACCTAAACCAACAATTTTCTGAACAAGAAAAACAGATATTTTTTGATCTTCGACGAAAGATTGCTCTAATGGCAAATAAAGCTATTAGAGATAAGTTCTTGATGCAAAACATTGAGGGCTCTAATACTATAGCTCAAGATATTGAACAGGGCTTAGTAAATATATTAAAAACTGGTAAAGTTAATTTAGCAAAACACACGCCTAATAAAGGCAAATCTAAAAAAGAACAGATAAATGTAGATAAGACACCAAACACTACTAAAAAATTAGTTTCTAAGGTATCTAAACAAGGTTCCGTTACTAAGCCCCCACCTAATGCAAATCTAATTAATTTAGCTGTATTGATTAATAGTCAATTACAAGATGTAATTAGTGCAAATATGGGAGACGGTAGTAGTCGTAGTGTTTTAAATTATCGCACAGGTAGATTTGCTAGTACTGTTAAAGTAGAGCAACTATCTATAAGTAGACAGGGAATGATTACAGCTTTTTATTCGTATATGAAAAATCCGTACGCAACATTTAGTACTGGAGGTAGACAGTCCATTCCTAAAAGTCGAGACCCTAAGCTATTAATTTCTAAGTCAATTAGAGAAATTGCACAGCAAGTAGTATCTAATAGTTTAAGGACTATAGCATTATGACAAAAAGAATTAGTATTGTAACAGCCCTGGCTGAAAAATTTAAATTAATAGATGGTAATCCTCCTTATAGTACCGATCTATTTGATAATAGCTACCCTAAGCTTAAATTCTGGGATGAAGTTCAGGATTTTCCTTGCGTATATCTTACGCCTGGCACAGAAATCCGCGAATATCACCCAGCCGATTTTACTTGGGGTATGTTAAACGTAAACGTTAAAGTGTATGTTCGCAGTGAAAACGAAGCGCAACAGCAGCTGGAAGATTTAATTAACGATCTCGAAACTGTAATTAACGCTAATCGTGTATTAGTATATGACGTTACTAATAACCTTTCAACAACTGAAATATTAATTCAGTCTATAACTACTGACGAAGGGCTATTAGCTCCTTATGGTGTCGGTGAAATCAATCTACAAGTGCGCTACGCATTGGTATAACTCGGAACTATAACAAGTACGACAACAGATAAATATCTAGTCAGAGTGCTTAAATATTTCCAAAAATCATAAAGGAAAGAGTATGGCATTAAATTTACTACGCAATAGTCGAGTGTTCTTCACTACTGACTTAGATAGCAGCGGTAAGGTAAACACAGGCGCAGTTATGACTGCAGCAACAACACGAGAACTCCAAGTATTAGATGGATTCTCTTTTTCACAAAACACAGGTCAAGAAACCGTTACTACAAACGAGGCAGGTATTTCCCCAGTACGCGGACAGCGCAGCTTTAATACTTCGCTAGAGCCAGTAGATTGGAGTTTTACTACCTATATTCGCCCTGTAATTGCAGAGGGTGCTACAACTACTACCGGCATTGACGCTGACGACGTGGTTGACGCAGAAGAGTCGGTTCTTTGGGGAGCTATGTCCAGCACAAATGGTGGTAGTTGGACACAAACAGCAGGTACAGTATCCGCAGGGCCTCCTGTAAGCTATAGTGTTAAACCTGTTTCTACAGTTAGTTTTGCAAATTCTAATGTACACCAATTACAAGCTTTTGGTCTGATTATTGTTTTTGAAGACGTTACTTATGTTATCGATAATTGCGCTATTGATTCAGCTACTATCGATTTTGGATTAGATGCAATTGCTGCCGTTCAATGGGCTGGCAAAGGTACAGAAATGCGCCAATTAGCTAATACTGTACTTATTGGTGCTGCTACAGCAGGTACTGTTGCCCTAACCGGAGGTATTACAGGAGCTTCCGCTGTTGCTAAAGCAAAAAATACTGATGCTCGTTTTATTGCTAATAAACTATCAACAATGACGTTAACAGCTGCTGCCTTTGGTGGTGTACCTGCTGGAAGTTACACTATTGCATTAACAGGTGGTAGCTTAACAATTAGTAATAACTTAACTTACTTAACTCCTGCTAATTTAGGCGTAGTTAATAAGCCAATTACTTATTTTACAGGTACTCGCTCTGTTACAGCTAACGTAACCGCATACTTAAAAACCGGCTTAGCTGGTAGTAATAAGCAAGGTGCAGGATTGCTAAACGACTTACTAACTGCTAGTAGCTCAAGCACAGAAAATAAGTTTTCTAGTGTAATTTCACTAGGTGGTGCAAGCAACGATACTCGCCTTGATTTAGATATGCCTACAGTTCAGTTAACTATCCCATCAATTACTTCTGAGCAAATTATTTCTACTTCGATTACAATGACTGCTCAGGGTTCTACAACTGGTGCTGCTGGTGGTAGTTATGATCTTGAAGGCAAGAACGAAATATCAATTAAATACTACGCAGCAGTTTAATTAACAGCTGCATTTCTATAGAGACTGGGTTGATCTCCAGTCTCTCTTTTTAACCTTATTATTATAAAATGACTACTCTCTCTTTAAAAACACTGTTAGTTCCCAGTAAATCGGTACAGGTAGAATATCCTGGTATGCCTGGTTTTGTTATTGATTTGGCATTTTTATCTCGCGAAACGCTTTTGTCGATTCGCAAGAAGTCTACCAAAACAAGTTTCAAGAACCGTCAGGCTTCGGAAGACTTCAACGAAGATTTATTTTTACAGCTGTATGTTGAAAATGCTGTTAAAGGCTGGAAAGGCTTTAAACTAAGTTATCTTGAGCAATTGGCTCCAGTTGACTTAAAAGGTCAAAATATGGACGACGAACTAGAGTACACTGCGGAAAACGCATTATACTTAATGAAGAATTCCAGCAATTTTGACGGTTTTATTAGTGAACAAGTTACAGACTTGGGAAACTTTTCGACGACCAACTCCGGCAAGTAAATCAGCAGTTGGTCAACTATCTTCAAAATATGGGTGTTGGTATGACCAAAGAACAGTATTTTGAGATGTGCGAAGCACTAGGCACAGAGCCTAGTGAACTTGAAATTCCAGTAGAGTTTGACGACTTCCCATTAGAAGTTCAACAGGCATTTAACGGATACCGAATGTTACGAGATGAGTGGGATACCATGAATGGTAACTATTTGGGTAAGTCACTTATTGGTATAAAAGACGTTCTTGAAGCAACAGAGATTGAACCGTCTGAACATAAGTTTATTGTCATGCTAATTCGTATGATTGACAATGTCAGATCGGAAGAAATCAATAATAAGAAAAAGATGCAAGAGCCCGCTAGCTAAAAATTAGCGGGCTTTTTTGCGTTAAAAATTTTTTGGTTTGACAAAAGTATGGTTGCATGTTATAATGTACACTAGTCAAGCTATTAAAAGTTTTAGCCACCAACCCTAAAGAGGAGTACAGATGGCATCAAATCAAGTTAATATTAATTTAAGCCTACAAGATCAGGCAGGCAGTATCAAACAGCGTACTGACGAAGTCAAAGGCTTAAATAAAGAATTACAAAAAGCCCAGAAAATGGCTGAAACCACTAAGACTGGAGCCAAAGCTCTTCAGGCTAGTTTTAGTGCAGCTGAAAACATAGAGTACGGACGTGCTCGTGGATCAATGGGATCTACTGGAGCAAGCGGACGTGACTTTGCAAACCAAGCACAAGGTCTTGGGGGATTAGTTCGTTTATATGCTACCTATGCCGCCAATGTGTTTGCGGTTAGCGCAGCGTTTAAAGCATTAAGTGATGCTATGGACACTACTAACATGATCAAAGGTTTAGATCAGTTAGGTGCTGCAAGTGGTGTAGCAATGGGCTCTTTAGCCAAACAGTTTACGCAAGCTAGCGGAGGCGCCATTAGTTTACGTGAATCTATGGAAGCCACCGCCAAAGCAATTAGCAGTGGTATGACGCAAAAACAGTTCTTACAGTTAGGTGATGTTGCCAAGAAAGCTTCACAGGCACTCGGTGTTAATATGTCAGACGCTGTTAGTCGTTTAACTCGCGGTATTACAAAGCTTGAGCCTGAACTTTTAGATGAATTGGGATTGTTTACCAAAGTTGGTAAGTCCTCAGAAGATTATGCTCGTAGTGTAGGTAAAAGTGTAGATAGTTTAACTGATTTTGAGAAGCGACAAGCTTTTGCTAACGCAGTATTAAAAGAAGGTATTGATAAATTTAATGAGATTGATATTCCTACCAATCCTTATGACAAGTTACTGGCCTCACTAAAAAATATTGCACAAACTATCTTAGAAGTATTAAACAAAGCTTTTGGCCCTCTAGTAGATATATTAAGTGCTAGTCCTGCAGCTTTAACTGCAGGAATTGCTGCGCTTGGTTCTATGATTGTTAAGCAAGCTGTTCCTGCAATTACTAACTATCGTGATGAGTTGCGTAAAACTGCGGTAATGGCTCAAAGCATTACTAAAGAAAAGATCAATACTGCAGAAACTATGCTTGCACAAAGACGAGCAGATATATTAGCAAAACAAGATAAAGCTGCCGACGATAAGGCTGCAGTTATCGATAAGCTAGAAGCTAAACTTCGTACGCTAACTGGTGGGCGTATTCGTAAAGACATTGCAGAGATTCTTACCCCTACTCGCGGTATTCAAGATATTACTGAACAAGAAATTAAACGGATCGAAGCTGCCGGCAAAGGTTTAAAGAGCAATAAAAATATATATAACGAATTAGCAGTAGCTATTCGTGCCGCTAAGCTAGAACAAGAAAAATTTAATGTAGTTCAGGCAAAATTAAAAGCTGAAGAAACCGCCCCTGTAAGTAGATATAGCGCATTAGGAAGATTGCAGATAGGTGCAGAAGAGCAGCGCAAACGTTCGTCTTCAAGCACTATTATTAGCAATGCCGCAGATACTGCAAGTTTAGTAGGTTTCCGTTCCGCTTTTAGTGAAATGGTAGAAAGTCTAAGAACTGAAAAGTTGGGCGTATTACGAACTATTTTTACTGGAGTAACTGGTACAATAACTGCTGCAACAACTCGACTTATGGGTTTTGTTGGTATGCTTGGTAATATTGGTATGGTAATTGGAGTAGCAGTAGGTGCGTTTCAAGCACTAAACGCAATGTTTAGTTCTAATACAAAACAAGTAGAGAAATTTAATAGTAGCCTAGAGCTTGGAGACGAGAATGTTAAAGCTTTAACAAGCACATATAACAAGTATAAAGAAGCCTTAACAAGTTCTTCAGTTATAGCATTATCAACAGCTTTTCAAAGTTTATCTGATAACGTAGCAGAAAGTTCAAAGAATTTTGCAGAAGCTATAAAAGAAGCAAGTAAGTTTGATTATGCTGTAAACCAGTTAAAAGGTATTTTTGGGCAAAGCCTAGAAGATGATTTTTCTAAAAGTCTTAGTAAGCAAATATCCCAAGGACTAAAGGGTATATCAGACCCAGCTATGCAAAAAGAGACTAGGCTTAGATTAATGTCGATGCTTAACGTCAACGAACTGACTGAAGGTACAATAAAACAATCATTAGGTAGTATGAGTGCAGATAAGCTGGCTGCTACTGGAGCTCGAATAGCTGATGTATTTGAATATGCTTCTAAAGCTGGACAAAAAACAGCAGCAGTATTAAGCTCAGTTAAAGATGGCTTCAAAGCTTTAGACACTAGCTATACAGAGCTGTCCAATACTCTAATACAAAAAGATGCTCTATCTAATTTTGGAAAAGATTTAGCTTCACAGGGATTTAATCTACAAACAGCATTAAAAGACCCTATAGCAAACCTGGCCACTTTACGCGACCTATTAACAGATATTAGTAAAATAAAACTTTTATCTCCTGAATCCCAGGCGATATTAATGCAAAACCGTGATGCATACATTGCGCTAATCAATACTGCAAAAACCTATGAAGCTCAGTTTACTGAATCACAAAATAAGATCGAAGAATTAAAAGCTGTACAAAGTAGGTTTAATAGACAAAGCTCCTTTGGAGGTCAGCTGGCTATGGGAGAAAGTCCTCTGGTTACTGCAGAAAGAGGTAAATCTTCGGAAGCCAAAGCTAAACTCGACGCTACCAGACAAGATATGTTGGCTTTAGCCAAATCTTTTGAAGGAGCTGCAGAAGCTTCAATTAAAAAAGGTTTTGAGCTAATAGAAGGCGGGTTTACTCGCAAGATGGCAGAAACTGTATTAACTTCACAGAAATCTTTATTAGACAAATTGCCACAAACTGCAGAAACCGCAAAACTAGGTGCTCAACTTGAAAATCAAAAGCTTGATTTGCAGATTAAACAATTAACTGAAACTCAGCGTTTAATTAAAGAAATGGAATTAAGCCGATTACAGAGTGAAAAGCAATTTATAATAACTCAAAGAGATCAATCTTTAGCCGTTCTGGGCGAAGATAGGAGCGCACGAGCACGAGTTAGTAACGATGCCGAAGAAAAGATAGCAAAAATAGATGCTAGATCAAAACTACTTACTAGCACTAATATTAGCAAAAGTATTAGAGCAGGAGAAATAGAAAGAACACCAGAATCTCTAAAAGCTATGCAAGAACAACAAGGTACTCTTGCACAAATTGGTCAGTTAAATGAACAGAAAAAGATGAATCTGATCAATGCAGAAATTACTGCAGTACAATCAGGTTTTGATAAGGCAAGAAAAACTTTAGATAGTTCATTAAAAGATATTGGAAATATTCGCGATGAAGAAACAAAGAGTGCAGCGTTTCAAACCCTAAGCTTAGAAAAACAACAAGAAGTTGTTAACAAATATATTGAGCAAGAAGATGTAGTTAAACGAGCTTTAGCTAGTTTAGAAAACCAAAAAGAAATTGGTATTGCAACCACTATTCAAATTGAAGCTCAAAATCGTGGCTGGGATAAGATTGCTAACGCAGCTGGTAATGCTCTGGCAACTGCAAAAGAACAATTTAATGTTACAGACGATCAGTTTATTACTGCACAGAAAAATACAAATGAAGAACGTAAGAGAAAAGATCTTCTTGCAGTTATGTCAATAACTATGAATTCAATGACGCAATCTTTGGATGCTCAAGCTAATTTAAAACGCATATTAAATGAAACTGATAGTAGTTTACTAGGAATTCAGAAAGAGACTTTGCAAACTCAGCTAGATCTAGGAATGATAACTGCAGAAAGTTATAGATCAGAAATAATAGAGCTAGAACAAATTGACAGAATTAAACAACGAGACATTAAACTTGAACAATTACAAAACAGCCTAATTGTAAAACGTATAGAGTTAGCTAAAGAATATGCAGAAGCTACTACTGGAGAAGGTAAAGCTAGTGCCCTTAAGAAGGCCGAAGATGTTTCCGTAGCATATTTAGCTGAAGTTGACGGTGTTAACAAAGTATATGACGCACAGAAAAGATCTAAATCTTTAACAGAAGACTTAACTGGTCGTCAGCTTGCATACGGTGAAGTGTTTAAACAAAGCTTTGAATCGATGGGTGACGTCATCATTGAATTTACTAAAACGGGTAAACTTAATTTTAAGGGCATGATTGATAGCATGATCGAAGGCTTAATTCGATACGAAATGCAGCAACAAGCCTTAATGATGTATAAGTCTTTTAGACCAGGCTTAATGGATGTTGTAGGCAGTGTTTTTGGATTTAAAGGCGGATTTACAAATGACATGGGTGGGAACGAATTAGCAGGATCTTTAGGTTTTGCTAAAGGTGGAGTTTTTGAATATGCAAAAGGCGGTGCATTTACAAACTCTATTGTAAACTCTCCAACATTGTTCAAATTTGCAAAAGGTACTGGATTAATGGGCGAAGCAGGTCCTGAAGCTATTATGCCCCTAAAGCGTGACAGCAATGGAAATCTTGGTGTTCGCGCAGGCGGTGGCGGAAGCGTAGACGTAGTCGTTAACAACTACGGAAGCGAAAAAGCAGAAACTCGCGAAACTGTTGATAGCCGTGGTAATCGTAAGATTGAGGTTATTATCGGTGACATGACAGCTGGTGAAATTGCCCGCAATGGCAGCGCTTCGCAAAAAGCTATTCGTGGAACCTTTGGACTACAGCCTCAGTTAATTAGGAGATAATTATGGCGTATACATATATTTGGCCAACAACACTACCGCAAAGTCCACAAAAAGGATTTTCTGAATCTATAGGAGCCTTAATTATAAGGACTCCTATGGATGCAGGTCCTGCAAAAGAACGTTATCGTGGTCGTAGACCAAGTACGATGAACTTAACGTTTATTATGAAAACTGCACAAGTTGCTGATTTGGAAACATGGATAGTAAATACTCTTCGTGGCACTGCGCGTTTTGGTTTTCCACATCCTCGTACTGCTGCGGTTGTAGAAGCCCGCATAGTTCCTCAAGGCGATGGTGAACTATTTAAAACAACCTACATAGCGCCAGGATACTGGAACATATCACTAGTTTTTGAGATCTTACCATGAGCAGACTAACTACAATGTCGCCAGACGCAATTCGTGCGATTTTCTCGCCGGAAGCAGACAGCGACTTGCTTTTCTTGTTAACAATCTATGACCCTGTTAATCCAAGCACAGTAGTTGCACGATTAGCAGACGGCTATACAAAGCGTATTAGTGAAACTGCAGACGAAGTTGTTTATGGTGTAACCAGTAATAGCCAAGATTTTATTTTCTTGCCTATGGAAATTTCACTGCCAACTGAAGAAGAAGCACAGGCTCCTCGTTGCTCAATCATCCTACGCGATGTTACCAGATATGTAATACCTATTATACGAACTATTGTAGGTCCACCTACTGTAAAAATGGAGTTAGTACTATCTAAAACTCCAGATACCGTAGAAGCTAGTTTTGCTGGTTTTTACATCAGTAATTTTTCTTACAATGCTGACTCAGTGACTGCAGATCTATCTATGATAGATTATGAACGTGAACCGTTTCCAATGCACTCATTTACTCCAGCATATTTTCCAGGAATGTTCTAATGTGGCAAAATAAATACATAGGCATACCTTTCCTAGATAAAGGTAGGGATACAGACGGCATTGATTGCTGGGGGTTAGTACGTCTTGTTTATAAGCAAGAGTATAACATTGATCTACCTAGTTTTAGCAGTGAATACGAAGCTGACGATACTGAGCGTATGAGAGATCTGTTTGCTCAGTACAAAGAAGGCTGGGAAAAGATCGAAGAACCTGTAGAAGGTTGCATTGTATTATTTAATATTTTTGGTATAGAATCACATATGGGTATTGCCGTTAGCAGTACCCACTTTTTGCATGCGCGCGATAAATATACTAGCGCAATCGAATCTTTTGACTCTGTGGGCTGGCGTAATCGCATCACAGGGTTCTACAAATACAGCGAAAATAAAAGCGCAATCTTAAATGTAGTACCACACCCACTACGAACTGAGCGCTTTACTGTACCTATTCTACCTGGTACAACTCTTGATAAATTGGCTAATTGGATTAAGTTTGAATATAAGATCGCTGAAGAATTAGCTAGCAAAATTACTATTTTGGTAAACGGTATCGTAGTCGACTCTAGCAAGTGGTCTACTACTGCACTAAAAGACACAGATCGTGTTGAGTATCGTGCTGTGCCTGGAAAAGGCAATACACTTCGTTTAGTGCTTACATTGGCATTAGTTGCTGCTGCGCCTTGGCTTACTACCCAAGTGGGTATTGCAATGGGAACTACAGCTGCTGGAACAACCGCAGCTGCTTTTGCCGCAGCTAGTCCTCTTGCTTATACTGCTATTTCAACTGGCGTTATGATGGTTGGTGGAGCACTTATAAATGCTATTTCACCAATTCGCCCACCTGATATTAATACACCTGGAACAAACATTCAGCAGTATATGGTTAGTGGTGGTGCAAACCAAGTACGCCCATATGAAGCTATTCCCGTAATCTTAGGTAAAGTAAAAATAACTCCTCCGCTTGGCGCCGTTAACTATCTTACTTATGAGAATGATACTGAAAGTTACCTTTCAATGCTTTTGTTGTGGGGCTACGGCCCACTAAACATTGATGCTAGTACACTTAAAATTGGTAATATTTCCCTAACCGAATATACATTACCAGTTCCACCAGTTACATTAGACCGTAAAACTACACCTACAGCACAACAATTACTTGATTTTACAGCTATTTATGGAAAAGATGTAGACGTAGTTACTAGTAATGCTACACTAACGTGCCCTGGGCAATATAATGCTGTATTAACTGAAGGCAGTTTCGGACCTTGGGTACCTGCATCTAGCGGCGTAGCTGTGTATGATGCTAACGGAGCGGTTGTTCCTATTAGTCAGTTTACTGTGTCTCTTCACCTGCCACAAGGTTTACGCAGAATTTTTGCTGAAGGCAAGGAGTCTGGTAAGGAAGAATCCGTGTGGGTACGTATAGAAATTCAAGTAAAAGACGGGGCTGGTCCTTGGACAACCTGGACAGATTTTGCACTAGGCGATGGTACTGTTAAAAAAGATGCCTTTACTGTTAATAAAACCTACTATAACTTGAACTCTTTAAATGAAGTTCAGGTACGAGTTCGTAGAAAAACAGGTGCTGACCTTGAGTGGACTAAAGAAGCCAATGGTTATGCTAAAGCACAGATTTATGGGCAAGTAGTTTTATTACAAACAGTATTTCTACGGAACACTTCACCAATCAAAGAACCAATTAACTGTACCCTTGCAGGCACAGCACTAAAGATCAAAGCCAATGAGCAACTAAACGGTCAGATTGAAGGAATTAATGCTATTGTTCAAACATGGGCACCTTCATGGGATGGCACAGCTTGGACTACAATGGAAACTAATAATCCTGCTGCTTTATTTTTGTATGTGTTAAAGCACCCAGCTAACCCGCAACGAGTAAAAGAAGCAGACGTTGCTAGTAAAATAAATTTAGCTCAAATTCAATACTGGCATAATTATTGCGTTACAAAAGGATTTGAGTTTAATAGCGTAGTAGGCTCACAGCGAAGTATCTTAGAAGTATTGCGGGATATTTGTGCAGCTGGGCGAGCAAGTCCTGCAATGATAGACGGCAAATGGTCTGTGGTAATCGACGAACCAAAGTCAAATATTGTGCAGCATTTTACCCCGCACAATAGCTGGGGTTTTGAATCTACAAAAGCTTTAGCAAAAATGCCCGATGGTTTACGAGTTACATATATAGACGAAGACCAAGACTATCAACAAGCAGAAGTAATTGTTTACAACAGCGGAAAATCTGCAAGTAATGCAGAGCTTTTTGAAAGTATTCAGTTACCTGGTGTTACTAAAAAATCTTCCATAATAGACCATGCACGCTGGCATTTTGCACAAGCAAAGCTGAGACCAGAAGTATACCGACTAAATTCAGATATTGAATACTTAGTGTGTAATCGTGGAGATCGTGTAAAAGTAATGCACGATGTACCTATGTGGGGCACTGGCAGCGGACGTGTTAAAACACGCGTTAGCAGCACAGCGTTTGTGTTAGACGAACAAGTATTTATTGATGTTACCAAAAACTACACTATTCGTTTTAGATCTGCGTTAGGTGGAACGGTAGAGCGTACGCTGAATAAAACTGGCATGACTACTGGGTATCATACTACAATCACGCTAGCCACTAGTACAACAAGCACCGAAGTAAATGCTGGTGACTTGTATATGTTTGGTGAATACCAAGAAGAAGCTCAAGACTTACTGGTACTTAGTATTGAACCTTCATCAAATAAATCTGCTACTTTAACAATGGTAGATTATGGGGTTACTGACACATATAACATTTTTACTGATTACGCCACACTAACAGCAGCAACTGTATTTGAGTCTCAAATTACATTGCCTGGTAAAGATTTGCGAGATAGCTTTATTGACACAGATGTGCCCACAATTAGTCTAGCAGTAAGTGACGAGTCTGCTGCAAGATTACTATCAACTGGAAATTATGAGCAACGTATAAAGATAAGCTATACTAATCCTCAAGAACTACCACGTAGTACCCAGAAGATACAGTGCAGTTATTATTTACAAACTAGCTCTACTACAAGTAGTGGCCTTACAACGTCGAGCACACTTATTAATGCCAATACATTTACAGAAGATTATAGTGCCGGCTCTATTTATATTACTGGAGTTGTAAAAGGCGAAGTTTATAAAATAAAACTACGATATGTTGCAAGTGACGGTCGTACAGGTCCTTGGACAAGTGAAATCACTCATACAGTAGGACAATTTACAAACTATGCTACTGTCGCCAGTGTTGATGTAGACTTAGATACTTATCATTTAGTGATGAAAGCCGTATCTACTACACCAGTTAATCCAGCATTATTTAAGCACTATGAGTATAGGGTTTATCGTGATACTGGTACAGGAGATTTTTGGACTACAGTTCCAGATTCTACAAATCAAATTAAAGTTGTAAAGTCAACTGGTACTGCTCAGCAAAGCTTACTAGATTTTACTGGATCTCGTATTTCTGAAGCTGGTGTAAAATATCGTATAGCCTGTCGTACAGTAGACATTCATGATAGTTACGGAGATACGAGTGCGTTGTCTTCTATACTTATCAAAACAATTATTTAAGAGGTAGATATGGCAGCAACCTTATCCGCAGGCGTAAATTCTGTTATATTAAAACTGGATACACCTTATGATACTATTAGAACTACTGATATTCGGGATGATTTAATCAAGGTAAAAGTATGGTGTTCTACTACTACAAATTTTACACCAAGCGACTCAAACAAAGTATTTGATGCACTAAGCCTATCAATTGTTATATCTAAATTAGCTGATGGTACAGATTTAGTTGCGGGCACACCTTACTTTGTAAAGTATGCCTATATCAGCAATATTGATGAAACTGTATATACTGTATCTAGTCAGCTTACTGCCACACCTATTGTAGCTAGTGCACAAACTGTTGATATTTCTGGGTACAGCGGGTTTAGCAAAACTGGAACTACATTCACACCAGTAACAGCAACACTAACAGCTGTAATAAACGGTATTACAAGCCCAGTATATGCCTGGACAATTACAGGTGGTACACTATCCGCTACCAATACTGCCTCAGTTATAGTAACCCCTTCAGTCAGTGCTACTTCAATCAGCGTCACTCTTAGTGTTACTGGTACAGGGTTAGCTACGCCTATTACAAAAACAATCGTAATGGCGATTACAGCTGTAGTTCAATCTATTGACATTTCAGGATATGCGAGTTTTGTACAAAATGCTGCACTAGCTTTTACTCCTACAAACACACAAGTTTCTGCAATATTACAAAATATTACTGGAGCGAGCATTGGTTGGACAGTTACGGGCGGAACATTTACAGGTAGCGGCACTACTATAACTATTACTCCTAATTCTGGATCTACAGGTATAACAGTAGTTTTAAATGTTAGCGGTGGAAATTTACCTACACCATTATCTAAAACTATAAATATGCCTGTTGTGTATAATGGCGCAAAAGGTGAGGTAGGTGCTGCTGGTACAATGTCGGCATTTATATCTATTTATAAGTGGACTAGTAGCTCCACGCCTCCAGCTCGTCCTACAACTACTTCTACGTATACTTGGGGTACTGGAGCATTTACAGAGCCCGATACCTGGAATAAAACAATACAAACAAATACTACTCCTGGAGACTACTTGTGGTCTATAACAATACCACTTATTGCAGCAGGAACAGTTACAGAAAGCACACTAGATTGGACAAATGTTGCTAACCCTATAAGAAGTATTTCTTATAACGGTAGCAACGGTGTTCCTGGCAGTAGTGGTAGTGCAACATATTTAATTGAACGAGGTGCTTCTACTAATAATGCTGCACCTACTAATGCCGAAGTAATGGCACTAATAGGTAGAAATCCAGTAGCTGGTGATATAGCCACAGTTAGTTACAACAACTACAACGGTGCATTAATATACAAATATGCTGCTAGCTGGTCACTGATGACTACTTATATTCCTGGTAGTTTAATTGTACAAGGAACTATTACTGGAGATAGGCTTGTTACTGGCACAGTTACTGCAGACCTAATTGACAGTCGTGGTTTATCTATCAAAGACTCATCAGGAAATGTAATTCTTTCCGCTGGAGTACCACTAACCTCCAGCAATATCACAGCTCCAAGTAGCTGGGTAAATTCTAACATCAGCATTAGCAGTAACGGCACGCTTAGTGGCGGTGGTGGTGGACAGGTTAGTATTACTGGACTTGGTTACACAGGTGACCTAAATGCCACCAACGGTGCGCCTACAGGAACACTTGTAGCAGGAACATTAGCACAGACTGTTGTAGCTAATGCTAATGATGCAAAAGTAGCAGCAGATGCAGCTACATTAGCAGTTGCTGGAAAATTAAACAAGAGTACAGCCGATACACTAAGTGCAACCATTAGCATTAATGCTGTAACTGGAGCAGGTTTTCGCGCAGGAGATTTGCAGTGGAATTCGTCCGGGGTTAGAACAAGTGGTTCGGGGGTAGCTATGACCCCCGGAGGTATCGTTGGCTACAACGGAGCAACAAATACTTTTAGTATTAGTGCTTCTACAGGAGATGCTTATTTTGCTGGCACTCTTAATGTATTAGGACAAACCGCAGGTCAAGGCAGTATGGCAGTAACTAATAATAACATTATTATCAGAGATGCCTCTAATAATATACGTGTTAAATTAGGTTTATTGTAATATGGCATATGGATTAACTACTTACAAAGCAGACGGAACTACTGTTGTGCTACAAAACTCCACCAAAAGTGGGGTTTTTGGTGAAGCATATACTATATCCAAAAGTGGGACTGCAGGACTACAAACAGTTGTAGAATTCCCACAATATACAGGTAGAAGTATTAGGCCAATGCAACTTAGACCTGGTGGGCATGTATGGTATGTAGGAGTAGTCAACAATATTCCAAGAATAACTTTTACTGAAAATTCAGCAATTGGTGTTACTAGCGCTAGTTTTTACTATAATGATACAGTTCTATACATTTTTGTTAAATAAGGATATCTATGGCCTATGGTCTACAAATAATAAATGATGATTCAGAGCTGTTGGTTGATAGTGAGTATCTTAATCCTACATTTGTACAAAAACTAGAATTTGATACAACCCCTACTATTGTAGAAGCTGCAAGCGGCTTTATACATCCTGGGTATATAAAAAGAGAATATAAAACTACAAATACAGTTTCATTAGGTGTAGCTGGAATGGCTTATGTTGTAATGTGGACTTTACCTGATAATGGTACTAGTGACATTTATTATAATTTTGATAGTTCTATAGCTTATTTAAATGAAAAACTTACTTGTTTTGTTTATGCAAATTCTACTGGTAGTGCTTTAACTTACACATTACCTACTGCATATGTTTTTGCAGTAACTGCAGCAGGTGTTAATAGTCTAACGTCAACAGGTCCAGCCTTACGCATGTATAATACTACTGGGCAAAAAACTTTTGACAGTAATTTTGTACAATTAGCTCCTTATAGTATTACTGATACATTTGCTTTTTCTGTATCAGGAGCAAATGTAAATAATTATGGAACTACACCAGTTTCTATTAGTTTATCAATACCAACCAATCCGATATTTATGTTACCGGATTTTCATGCACTTAGAATAAACAAAGGCCCTGTTAATAGTTTTGCTCACCAAGAATATTTATATGAGACCGCATTTAGACGAGTCGGTAGTACACTATATACCCGTCTATATGTTGTAGATTACTATAATGAGGACTATGCTTGGCCGTTAACACAAACAACTTTTACTAGTGGCAATAACAATCAACTATCCATTATTGTAGCGGATGCTAATTTATATGAAGCTGTATCTGCTGGGGGTGGGGGCGGGGGTTCTAATCCTACATACACACTTTCTTCAAATTTTACTTCAAGAGATGAAGGTACAACAGTCGTAGTTACTTTAAATACTACTCTAGTAGCTGATTATACAGAGTTTTTCTATACTGTTACTGGAGTTGCCGCAGCTGATTTAAGTGCCGGCGGAGTAACTGGTAAATTTATAATACTTAACAATACAGCAAGTGCTAGTTTTACTTTTGCAAACGACTTGTTAACCGAAGGTACTGAAACATTTACCCTAAGCCTAGACGGTTTAACACAATCGGTAAGTGTAACAGTTAACGATACTAGTAAAGCGGGTACATTTAGCTGGAGTACACCTGGAAATGTAAATGAGGGTTCAACAGGCTTTACTACATTTAATGCTACTAATGCCAACGGCAAAGTCGTAACATTTAGCGTAATAGCCCCTAGTACAGGTACAAGTATATCTGGTTCCAGCGATGGAGCGCTGTTAACAGGTAGTTGGACAGTTAGTGGTGATGCACCCACTTCTATAAATGTACAGTATTCGGCAGTAGCAGACTCAACCACTGAAGGTCCGGAAGCGTTTAGACTTACAGCAACAGTAGATGGTGTCACATACACAAGCAATGATATTATTGTAAATGATACTAGTAAGACAATTGGATATTCTGTTTCGGCAGCAGACAATTGGGATGAATCTGGTACTTATACGGTAACTATAGGTGCTAACAATGTTAATGGCACAACATTATATCTAACGACAGACAATGCACTAGTAACACCAAGTTCAAGCACAGTAACAGTAAATTCGGATACTTTTACTATTAATGTAAATTATACCGCAGGTATTGTAACTGCTAATACAACAGTACGTCTACATGTAAGAACAGGCAGTGCGACTGGAACAATACAAGCCTTCAAAGACATTATTTTAACTAACGTAGCGGCTTCCTATAGTTTCGGAACAGTAGCTGCTTTTAATGAAGGCAGTTCAGGCTCAGTACAGTTTAATTACAGTTATGCTGCTAATAAATCCGTAACATTTTCGGTTGCCGCCCCTACCAGTGGCACAAGTGGTGTATCTGATGTTACATTAAATACTACAACTCACAGTATTGGGGCAACAAATGCTTCTGGAAATGTAAGTGTTACGTATTCAGCAGCAGCCGACACTACTACCGAAGGCCCAGAGTATTTTCGAATTGCAGCAACAGTTGATGGTAGTACATATTATAGCAACAATATTACTATAAATGATACCTCGCTAACGCCTACACCAACGTATGTTTTAACACGATCTGTTGCAAGTGTTAACGAAGGCGGCAGTTTTTCAATAACTTTTGCTACTAATCAAGTAGGTAGTTTTGCTTATACTATTACTGGAGTTAGTTCCGCAGATATTAGTGGAGCAAGTTTAACAGGAACTGTTAGTAATGGAAGTACTTTAAATTATACAGTTGCATCAGATGCTACTACTGAAGGAACAGAAACATTTAGTATTACACTAAACAACGGACTATCTAATACTCCAACTGTTACAATTAATGATACATCACTAACACCTGCGCCAACTTATAGTTTAACACGATCTACTGCAAGTGTTAACGAAGGTGGAAGTTTTACTATAACTTTTGCTACTAATCAAGCGGGTAGTTTTGCTTATACTATTACTGGAGTTAGCTCAGCAGATATTGGCGGAGCAAGTTTAACAGGCTCAGTTAGTAATGGAAGTGTGTTAAGTTACAATGTAACTGCTGATACTACTACTGAAGGATCCGAAACATTTAGTATTACGCTAAACAATGGACTATCTAATACTCCAACTGTTACGATTAATGATACCTCGCTAACCGCTCCAAGCTATAGTTTAGGAAATACTTGGAATGGCCAAACTATAGCAAATGGCACAATTCTTTTCTTCTATTTACGATCAACAAATGCCAGTGGAGTAACGGTAAACGTTAGCAAAAGCGGAACAGGGTCTAGTCGTGTTACTATAGATCCTATTAGTTTTACAATTGCTGGTAATGGTCAAACAGATACTTACATACAAGTAACTACAAGTAATCCTTCTAGTCCTATTGCTCAGCAAAGTGTAACTATTAGTTTAAGTACTGGTCAATCTTTTAGCTTTAATATTCAAGAAGTTACAGCGCAAATACCTTGGGTAACTTCTGTTGTAGATACTATGTATAACGATACTTACTATAACGGAGAAACTATTACCTACTCAATTAATATGGCTAGTCCAATAACTGCAGCTACTGTGGTAAGGGTTGCAGTTTGGATAAATGTTGCAGCTAATGGCACCGGCGGGCAAGAAGCAGGATATAATGATTTTACAGGTGGACAATCTATTAGTGGTATTAATGGATTCTTTCCGTTAGGTGCAAATGATGGGTACTATACTACTGTTCCTAATCCTGGCTTAAACACTAAAGTAATGGTTAAAGCCAGAACAATTAGTGCCGGTAATCCACAATCAAACTATGTTAATGGTACTGTGCGCCAGTTAAGTAGCAGTGCACCTCCATAACCCTAAACCTTCGCAAAAACTATACCCTGTCCAATCTTTGGGCAGGGTATTTTTTTGCATTGACAAACTCCCGCCCTTGTGGTATAATATACCAAAATGTCAGAACATTTCAATATTTTTTCTTGACAAGCTTTTACCCCAATTTAAAAGGCGGACTCGCCGTTTGGATTATAATTAAATATATAACCACTGCTAATAAGGAGATCTGATTATGGTGGAGATTGATAACCACAGCGTCATTCAGACAGTTTCACTAGTTGCGTTAGCAGTTGTTGCTTTCTCAGTTGGAATACAGAAACTTCTAAAAGACTGGAAAAGTACTGGTGCGGAAACTAGCATTATTAGTTTAATGCACACGGAACTAGAACGTATGAGCGAACAGAATGGCTTACTAGCAACTGAATTAAATCGCTTGCAGCAAGAAATGATTTTATTAAATGCACAACTATCACAGTTATGCATTGAGAATCAGCAACTACAAACCGAAGTTGTAGCTTTAACAGAAGAAGTAAATAAATTTAGAGTGTCGGCTACACTTGCAGCAGCAAAGAAAGTAAGGTAATCCAATGGAACCAGCAAAGATTAGTTATAAAATTTACCAAGGTAGTACTTTCCAGGAGACTCTTCGCTGGGAGTCCGAGACAAAACAATACGCTCCAATTTCTGCTATTACTCAAGCAGCGCCTTGTGTAATTACTACTAGTAGTGCGCATGGTGTGCCATTAAACTGGAGAGTACGAGTAACTGGCGTTAATGGTATGAAAGACATTAACACTATTAGTGAAGATGCATACTATTTGGTTACTGGCAAAACATCTACTACAGTAACCCTAAACCAAGTTAATTCAGCAGGTTACGGTGCTTATACATCAGGTGGAACTCTAGAGTACAATACACCAATTCCTATTACTGGCTACACTGCACAAATGCAGATTCGTGAAACGCTAGAGTCTACTACAGTTTTACACGAGATGACAACTGCTAATGGTGGCATTATTATTGATCCCGTTAATTACACAATCTCACTGAAAATTACTTCTGCAGTTACAGGCACATTTAACTTTGATGCAGCAGTATATTCTTGTGAATTAACAGATAATCAAGGTAACGTAATTCCCTTTCTTAGCGGAAGTATTAGTTTAGTAAAAGAGGTCACAAGATGACAACTAATGTAATTGTAACCGAAGTTAACAATGCAGTTATTATTGAGCGCAAGGAACCTGTTGTTGTTTCTTCGCAATCACAAACCAAAGTAGTAGTAGGCGGCATGATTGGCCCCACAGCTACGACGTTAAGGGGGCTGTCTGATTTAGACTTAACCCAACTAGCGGCAGGAAGCTTATTAGTTTATAATGCCGGAAATCAGAAATGGACTGCTACAAATTTGTTGGATCAACAAGTTTTTGAGTCCGGTCAATTTTAAAGGATAAAAAATGGCTTCTATTTTAAGAATTAAACGCAGTGAACTAAGTGGTAATCCTGCGGTACTGGGTGCTGGTGAGTTAGCCTACTCAGCATTAGCAAACAATGGCTCAAACGGTGGTGACCGACTTTATATTGGTACAGGCACTGAAAGTGGCGGAAATGCTGTAAATCACGTTGTAATCGGTGGTAAATACTTTACTGATACAATCGATGCAGCTACCGCAACAAAAGTTAATGGCACACTAGTAAAACGTAATGCACAAGGTGCAGCCTATCTAGATATTGTAGGTAACTTACTGGGTAATGTAACTGGTGACTTAAACGGTAATTTTACTGGGCCTGTTACAGGTAATGTAACTGGTAACGTAACTGGTAACGTAACTGGTGATTTAACTGGTAACGTAACTGGTAATACTACCGGTACACATACAGGTGCTGTAACTGGTAACGTAACTGGTAACGTAACTGGTGATTTAACTGGTAACGTAACTGGTAACGTAGTTGGTAATTCAGCTACTGCCACACGACTTTTAAACGCACGCAGCTTAAGTTTAACAGGTGATGCAACGGCTACATTATCAAATTTTGATGGTTCGGCTAATGTTAGTGCCGCTATTACTCTTGCAAATTCAGGTGTTACAGCTGGTGACTACGGATCTGCAACCGCAATCCCAGTTATCTCAGTTAATGCCAAAGGTTTAGTAACTGGTGTTACAACTGCTAATATTGCAACTACATTGGGCATTGCAGGAGATACTGGCACAGACCAAGTTAACCTATTAACAGATACACTAACATTCGAAGGCGGTAACGGATTAGTAGCAACAGTTACTAATAACAAAGTTACAGTTGGTTTAACAGGTTCTATTAACATATCTGCGCTGACAACTGCTTCGGTTAATGCAGGAGCGCTAACAGTTACAGGCACAATTACTGCAGGTGATACAAGCACAGCAAACATCAGCGTTAACGGAAATGCAGTTATTACTGGTGACTTAACAGTTCAAGGTACAACAACCACTGTTAGCTCTACAACAGTTACAATTGCAGACCGAAACTTACAACTTGCTCCTAGTGCTAACACAGCTATTTTAAGTGATGGTGGTGGTTTAACAGTTGGTACTACTTTAAGTGGATTTACTGCTGCAACACTAACATATTCTGCACTCGATAATCGTTGGAATTTAAACAAAGATTTAAATGTTGCTAATGTTTACGCAGCATTAAAAGGTAATGCAGATACAGCTACAATATGGGCAACTGCTCGTAACTTGAGTTTAACTGGCGACGCATCTGCAACACTTTCTAGTGTTGATGGTAGCGCAAACGTTAGTGGTGCACTTACCCTAGCAACAGTTAATACTAATGTGGGCAGTTGGGGTGATAGCGTAACAGTCCCTAGTTTTACGGTTAATGCTAAGGGTTTGATTACTGCTGCAAGTAACACACCAATTCCTTTGGCTACAATAAGTGTTAAAGGTCTAGCTAGTTTTGACTCTACACAGTTTTCAGTCACTTCGGGTGCAGTAACTATTACTCAAGTTGACGGCGGAGCGTATTAATAAAAGGGAAACTTCTATAAGTTTCCCTATTCCTTTTTAGGGCTAACTATGGCAACAAATAAGATTATTCTTAAGAAATCATCGGTAGTAGGTAAAGTTCCTGTTACAAGTGATCTCGAGTATGGCGAGTTAGCCATTAATTATGCTGATGGCAGAATTTATTTCAAAGCATCTGATAATTCAGTAAAGTATTTTAAAGACTTAGCTAGTATTAGCTTAGATAATTTATCAGACGTAACAGTCTCAAGCCCTGTCAATGGACAGGCACTAATATACAACGGCAGTAACTGGGTTAATAGTAACCCAGGCGGTACTGCCTTTAATGCGAATACCAGATACTATACTGGTAATGGAAGTACGACTACATATATAGTCACACCAGGTATAACTGCTGAAAGTTTCCTAGTATTCGTTGGTGGTATTTCGCAAGATGCCAATACTGATTTCTCGGTAGCCGGTGGATACATTACTTTTTCTAGCGCGCCTCCTGTTGGTCTAAAAATCGTTATCAAAGAACTAACAGGCCACTTGGTTGGTACAGGCTTACAAGGTCCCAAAGGTGATCCAGGCGATCCTGGTATTAATATTGCTGCTATAACTGGCAGTTTAATTCCTGCAACAGATCAAACATATGACATTGGCTCACCAACAAAACGTTGGAAAACTGGTTACTTTGCAGCTAACACAATTGATTTGGGTGGTACACCTATTTCAGCTTCAGGTGGATTCTTAGTTGTTGACGGGCAAAGTATTGGTTACGGAGCAACCGGACCAACAGGTCCAACAGGTCCAGCTGGTGTATCTGGCGTCCAAGGTGAGGCATCTACAGTACCAGGACCACAAGGTGGTGACGGTCCAACAGGACCCGCTGGTGTAGCTGGAGCAGACGGCCCACAAGGACCACAAGGCCCCACAGGTGATCAAGGTATTCAAGGCATTGTAGGTCCAACAGGTGCTCAAGGTATTCAAGGTATTCAAGGTGTTGACGGAATACAAGGTATACAAGGCCCAACAGGTGCCCAAGGTATACAAGGTGTTACAGGACCCACAGGTCCAACAGGTGCTCAGGGTATACAAGGTATACAAGGTGTTACAGGTCCTACAGGTGCACAAGGTATTCAAGGTGAAGTAGGCCCTACAGGTTCTCAAGGCGTCCAAGGTATTCAAGGCATACAAGGTGAAGTAGGCCCAACCGGTGCTCAAGGCATACAAGGTATCCAAGGCGTTACAGGTCCTACTGGTGCTCAGGGTATACAAGGCGTTCAAGGTGAAGTAGGCCCCACAGGTGCACAAGGCGTACAAGGTATCCAAGGCGTTACAGGACCAACAGGTGCTCAAGGTATACAAGGCGTTACAGGACCAACAGGCGCTCAAGGTATACAGGGCGAAGTAGGCCCAACAGGACCACAAGGTATTCAAGGTGTACAGGGCGACATAGGCCCCACAGGTGCACAAGGCATACAAGGCGTTACAGGTCCTACTGGTGCTCAGGGTATACAGGGTATACAAGGTGAAATAGGTCCTACTGGTGCTCAGGGTATACAAGGTATTCAGGGCATACAAGGTGTTACAGGTCCTACAGGCGCTCAAGGTATACAGGGCGAAGTAGGCCCAACAGGACCACAAGGTATTCAAGGTATACAAGGCGACATAGGCCCTACAGGTGCACAAGGTATCCAAGGTATTCAAGGTGTAACAGGCCCTACAGGTGCACAAGGTATTCAAGGTATTCAAGGTATTCAAGGTGTAACAGGTCCTACAGGTGCTACAGGTCTTGGGTTTGCAATTGCTAAAACTTACGCAAGCGTAGCTGCACTAACAGCCGACACAGCTCCAACAGGAATTGTTGCAGGTCAGTTTGCTGTAATTAATACAGGCAACGTAGAAAATCCAGAAGATTCTAGACTATATTTATGGAACGGCACAAGCTATACATATACAATTGATCTTAGCGGAGCAAGCGGTTTACAAGGACCACAAGGTACTCAGGGTATTCAAGGTAATCAGGGTGTTACAGGCCCTACAGGTGCACAAGGACCTACAGGTGCTCAAGGTGTCAACGGCGTTATAGGCGTTGATGGTGCTACAGGCCCCACAGGTGCTCAAGGTATTCAGGGTATTCAAGGCATCCAAGGTATTCAAGGCGTTACAGGTCCTACAGGTGCTCAAGGCGTTAACGGTGTTATCGGTGTCGATGGTGCTACAGGCCCTACAGGGGCTCAGGGTATTCAAGGTGTTACAGGTCCTACTGGTGCTCAGGGTCCAACAGGTGCACAAGGCACTAATGGTGTTATAGGCGTTGATGGTGCCACAGGTCCTACAGGCCCACAAGGTATACAAGGTATTCAAGGTATCCAAGGCGTTCAAGGTATCCAAGGACCCACAGGTGCTCAGGGTACTAATGGTGTTATAGGTGTTGACGGTGCCACAGGTCCTACAGGCCCACAAGGTATACAAGGTATTCAAGGTATCCAAGGTATTCAAGGTGTTACAGGACCTACAGGTGCACAAGGCGTTAACGGTGTTATAGGTGTTGACGGTGCTACAGGTCCTACAGGTGCACAAGGTATTCAAGGTGTTGCGGGACCCACAGGTTCACAGGGTACGCAAGGTATTCAAGGCGTACAGGGTATACAAGGTCCCACAGGTGCTCAAGGCGTTCAAGGTCCCACAGGTGCTCAAGGTGCAGATTCTACTGTAGCAGGTCCCACAGGTTCTCAAGGTGTTACTGGCCCCACAGGTGCTCAAGGTACGCAAGGTGCTGTAGGACCTACAGGCCCACAAGGTATTCAGGGTATTCAAGGTGTACAGGGTGTTGCAGGTGCAGATTCTACTGTAGCAGGTCCTACAGGTTCTCAAGGTCTTACAGGTCCAACAGGTGCTCAAGGACCACAAGGTCCAGCAGGTACTGGAAGCCCATTTATTATTACCACAGAAAGTTTTACTGGCAACGGTAGTGCTACCACATACACAATTAATGCAGGCTATACTACTGATAGTTTATTAGTAATAGTTAACGGATCAGTACTAAAACCAACAAGTGATTATACACTAAGTGGAACAACACTTACATTTGTGGTTGCACCAGAAAACGGACAAGAAATTGTAGTTCGTGAAATGATTGGTGATGGTCCAACAGGACCACAAGGATCGCAAGGTATTACAGGACCCACAGGTCCACAAGGTACTAATGGTATTATAGGTGCTGATGGAGCAACAGGTCCAACAGGTTCAACAGGTCCAACAGGTGCTCAAGGGGCTGCATCAACAGTTGCAGGACCCACAGGACCACAAGGTACTCAGGGTACTGCAGGTGTTGCAGGACCCACAGGTTCACAAGGCGTACAAGGCCTTCAAGGCGTTCAAGGTGATGTAGGTCCCACAGGTCCACAAGGTACGCAAGGTGTAGCAGGCCCAACAGGTGCTGCCGGAACTAATGGCGTTATTGGAGTTGACGGCGCTACAGGGCCTACAGGCTCTACAGGGCCCACAGGTCCTGGCGGAACTGGGATGCCTTTTACAGTTATTAGTAAAAACTTTACTGGTGACAATACTACTGTTAACTTTACAATCGATGCTGGTTATACAATTGATAACTTACTAGTTGTTGTAAACGGTATTGTATTAAAAGCTGTTAGTGATTATACACTAAGCGGAACTATACTTACATTTGCCAGTGCGCCTAAAACAGATCATGAGATCGTAGTGCGTGAAATGATGGGCGATGGTCCAACAGGTCCAGCAGGTTCTCAAGGCTCACAAGGTACTACAGGTCCAACAGGTGCACAAGGCGTACAAGGTATTGCAGGACCAACAGGTCCACAAGGCATCCAAGGTACTCAAGGTATTCAAGGTGTACAAGGTATTCAAGGCAATGACGGTGCTACAGGACCAACAGGTTCTCAAGGGCCAACAGGAGCTGCAGGAACTAATGGTACTATAGGTGTTAATGGGGCTACAGGCCCAACAGGAGCACAAGGTAACACAGGTCCAACAGGTCCACAAGGTACAAATGGCACTATAGGTGTTGACGGTGCTACAGGTCCCACAGGACCCACAGGTGCTTCTGGTCTTGGATTTACAATAGCTAAAACATATGCTAGCGTAGCTGCACTAACAGCCGACACTGCACCAACAGCTATTGTTGCAGGGCAGTTTGCAATCATTGATACTGGTGATGTAAACAATGCCGAAACTTCCAGACTATACTTATGGAATGGATCTAGTTATACATATGTAACTGATCTTAGTGGTGCACAAGGTATTCAAGGTTCAACAGGGCCAACAGGTATTCAAGGTACGCAAGGTATCACAGGACCCACAGGTGCTAATGGTATCCAAGGTATTCAAGGTGTAGCAGGCCCAACAGGTGCCACAGGTGCTCAAGGCTTAACAGGTCCTACAGGTGCTGACGGTTTAGCAGGTCCCACAGGTGCTCAAGGATCTGCAGGCCCAACAGGTAGCCAGGGTCCACAAGGTATTCAAGGTGTTGCAGGTACTACAGGACCACAAGGTCCAAGCGGTATTGGTAGTCCCTTTACAGTTACTACAAAAGCTTTTACTGGTGACGGTACTACTGTTAACTTTACAGTTGACAGTGGCTATACAGTTGATAGTTTACTGGTAACAGTTAGCGGTGTTGTATTAAAACCAACTAGTGATTATACATTAAGCGGAACTACACTGACATTTGTAAGTGCGCCAGGAGCCAGTCAAGATATTGTAGTTCGTGAAATGCGTGGCGATGGTCCAACAGGTCCAGCAGGTACAGCAGGTACAAATGGTACTATAGGCAATGACGGAGCTACAGGTCCTACAGGTCCTCAAGGTAACACAGGCCCAACAGGTCCTCAAGGTAACACAGGCCCAACAGGTGCTACAGGCTCTACTGGTACTACAGGACCAACAGGCCCAGGTGGTATAGGTATGCCGTTTACTGTGGTTACAGAAACCTTTACAGGTAACGGAACAACTACAGCCTTTACAGTTAATAGTGGTTATACTATAGATAACTTACTAGTTGTTGTAAACGGCTTGTTAATTAAACCAACTACTGATTATACACTAAGCGGAACAACACTAACATTTACAACTGCTCCAGATGACGGAAACGAAATTGTAGTACGTGAAATGATGGGTGACGGACCAACAGGACCACAAGGTTTACTTGGTCCAACAGGACCACAAGGTGTACAAGGTATCCAAGGTATCCAAGGTATCCAAGGCGTTACAGGTCCAACAGGTAGTCAAGGTTTAACAGGTCCAACAGGTGCTGATTCAACTGTGGCTGGTCCAACAGGTCCAACAGGTAGTCAAGGTTTAACAGGTCCAACAGGTGCTGATTCAACTGTGGCTGGTCCAACAGGTCCAACAGGTAGTCAAGGTATTCAAGGTCCGGCAGGTGGTCCAACAGGACCAACAGGTACTATAGGTCCAACAGGTCCGGCCGGCACTAATGGTATAATAGGCGTTAATGGAGCTACAGGCCCTACAGGTCCTGCAGGTACAACCTATATTAGTGATACAGTGCCTAGTAGTCCTATTACTGGACAACTATGGATGGATTCTACTAGTGGAGAGTTTTACATATATACAGGTAGTACCTGGGTTATCGCGGTTGGAGCAGCCGGAGCAGCCGGAGCAGCTGGTCCAACAGGATCGGCAGGACCAACAGGACCCGCGGGATCTGGATCAACAGCAAAAACTTTAGGCTATTCACTAGTCTTTGGAGGATAAAATGGCAGCACCAAATTTAATTGGAGCAACAACAATAACAGGCAAGACAAGTGGCACTAGTTTAACAACAACTAGTGCCACTAGTGTGCTAAGCAATGCAGCGAGTAGCGGCAAATGTTTAAAGGTTAATACACTAAACGTTGCCAATACTACAAGCACAGCGGCTACAATTACTGTTGCATATTACAATGCAGCAGCTATTGGTGGTACTGCTTTTGCAATAGTCGGAACACTTCAAGTTCCAGCAAATTCAACAATCAACGTAATTGACAAATCAAGTCAATACTACTTAGAAGAAAATTCTAGTTTAGGTGCTACTGCAGGTACTGCTAACGCACTCGTAGTAACCGTAAGTTACGAGGATATAAGTTAATGACTAAAAGATACATCGGTGGGATTTTATCTGCAAATATGCTGAATGTTAGTGCTACCGGTGCATCAGGTATCTGGAGCCCTAGTATGGCTGCAGGATATCGAGCAGGGTATAAATGGCCTGGTACATTAGTACCTGTAGATTACTTTATGGTAGGCGGTGGCGGTGGTGCTACTGGCGGAGTTAGTAGTGTAAACTATGGTTCTGGTGGTGCAGGTGGAGTTGTACGTACAAGTACTGGTGTATTTTTTGTTCCTGGTGTTACTTATACTGTTACAGTAGGTGCTGGTGGATCTGGTGGCACTTCAACTACTCCAGGCACAAGTTCTATTATTAGTGGAACTGGAATTACAACTGTATCTGCTACTGGCGGTAGTGGTGCTAGCAATGGTTTTGCTGGTGCAAATAACGCTGATTTTGCTGGTGCAGCTTCAGGAAGTGGGCAATACGCTGCTGGTGGCGGAGCCGGTGCTGGTGGAAATGGCGTAAATCAAAACGGTGGTATTGGTGTATCAAATTCTTGGACAGGCGCTGCTGTGTTTTATGGTGGCGGAGGTGGCGGTGGACCAGACGGTACTGGTGGCAGTGGTGTTGGGGGTGTGGCTGGCGGAGGATCCGGTATAGCTAATAGCGGAGGTGGTGCTGGTGGTAGCGGTTCACAAGGACCTTATGGTTCTGGTGGATCAGGAGTTGTATTATTCAGAGAACCTGAAACACGAACACTTGCTACAACAACTGGCAGCCCAACAATAACTATAAGCAATGGTTACAGAATATATAAGTTTACTGCTTCTGGAACAATTATATTTTAATAGGTAAATAATATGGCTTTTTCATTTCCTAGCAGTCCTGCACTAAATCAGACTTACACTTTTAACAACAGTATTTGGACTTACAATGGCAAAGGCTGGAGTAAGGCAAGTGCTGGCGGAGGTGCTTCTGTTACTGTAAGTGATACAGCTCCTACAAGCCCTACTGAAGGTGCTGTTTGGCTGGCCTCTGATACTGGCGAACTATACGTATATGCAGCAAGTAACTGGGTTTTAGCAAACGGCATGAGTTTGACTAACTTAGAGTTATCAGGCTCATATACTAAACTGCCAAGCGGTACTACTGCTGAACGGCCTAGTTCCCCTGCAGTAGGTATGGTAAGATACAATACCACACTTAATGCAGCTGAATTTTATACAAACATTGGCTGGGTTCCTTATGGCAATCTTGCTATAAGCACAGTTAGCCCAACTATTTATAGTGGTGCATCAGGTACAAGTTTTACTATTAATGGTGGTGGTTTTGTTCCTGGAACTACTGTTAAATTTGTTAACGCAGCAGGTACAGCCTATACAGCAGGTACAGTAACTATCGATAGTTATGCTCGTATAACTGCTACTACGCCACAAACCTTTGACGCTACACAAGGTCCACTGGATGTACGTGTAGAATCTCCAGGTGGATTTAGTGTAACACTAACAGATTGCATTAGTACGGGTACTGTTCCAGTATGGTCAACAGCCGCAGGTAGTTTAGCTACTATTAGAGATGTAGAGCGTTTAACATATACGCCATTATCCGTAGTAGCTGTAGATTCCGATGCAGGTGCCACAGTAACGTACTCATTAATTTCAGGATCAGTGCCAGCAGGCCTAACGCTAGCAAGCAACGGACAATTAACCGGCACACCAACTGCAGTGGTTTCAACAACTACTAGCACATTTACAGTGCGTGCCTCCGATGGTGTAAATTCACCAAGTGATAGAACATTTAGTATTACAGTTAATGCTCCAGTTATAACAACATTGGATTTTACTGGCTCATTACAAACATTCACAGTTCCTGCAGGCATTACAAAAATAAAAGTAACTGCTTGGGGCGGTGGTGGAAGCGGTGGTACAGTAGGTGGGTGGAGTGTTGGATCACCTGCCGGAGCTGGCGGATATGCAGAAGGCATATTAACAGTTACTCCTGGTAGCAGTATTTATGCACTTGTAGGTGGCGGAGCTGCCGTAAATAGTAGTACTAATGCTTATGGTGGTGGTGGTAGTACCAGCGATGGTGACAATCGTTATGGCGGATCTGGTGGTGGATACAGTGGCATATTTTCAAGCACCACAATAAACCAAACTAATGCAGTTATTATAGCCGGTGGCGGTGGCGGTGGTGGATCAAGCCGAGCTGGTGCAGGCAACGTTGGCGGAGCTGGCGGTGGCACTAGTGGCGTAGACGGTACTTCTGCATACGATTCAAAACCATTATATGCTGGTAAGGGCGGTACACAAAGTGCTGCAGGTGCTGATGCAAGTTCAGACGGTCCAGGGTACGCAGGCGGTCAAGGCGCACTACAAGGCGGACGTCCAAGAACAGGTGCTTATGGCGGAGCAGGCGGTGGTGGATATTATGGCGGTAGTGCGGGTGGATATAGTGAAGCCAATACCATGGCCGGTGGAGGAGGTGGTAGCGGATATGTTCATCCAACACTAGTTACTTCAGGAGTATTAACTGCTGGAAGTGGTACAACTCCTGGTAACGATACTTCTACACTTCGTGGTGGTAAAGGTGTTGGCGGAGCAGCTGGAGTGGCAGGAACAGCCGGACGTATAGTAATTCAATATTAAGGTATAATTATGGCTTTTCAATTTCCAAGTAATCCAACCCTAAATCAAACATACACATACAATTCAATAACTTGGACATACAATGGCCGAGGCTGGTCAAGAAGTACATTTGGTACTTCCTCTTCAGTAATCACAGTTACACCTGCAAATGTCAGTGATCAAGCTAATACTAGCACAGGATATTTTAGTATTCCCAAGGGCAGCACGGCCGAGCGCCCAGGTACTCCTAGCACAGGAATGGTTCGTTATAACAGTACCCTAAACATTGTTGAACAATACAACGGTACTACTTGGGCCGCAGTTGGAGGAGAACCACCTGTAATAACTCCAGCATCAGTAAGTGATCAAGTAAATACAAGTACTGGATATTTTGATTTGCCAATGGGCACAACAGCTCAAAGACCTGCAAGTCCTGCTAATGGATATACCCGTGTGAATACTACTACCTCTGCTCTTGAAATGTATTACGCAGGTACTTGGGCCACAATTAAAAGTGTAGGCATATCTTCTGCAACGGGCGGTACTGTTACCACAAGCGGAAATTTTAAGATACATACCTTTACTAGTTCTGCTAACTTTGTAGTTACTCAAGCTGGCGCATCTTTTGATATTTTAATGGTTGCTGGTGGCGGAGGTGGTGGTGGTTCTACTGGTGGCGGAGGTGGTGCAGGTGGCTTAATATATACCACTGGGGTAACACTTACTGAAAGTACTTATGCTCTTGTAGTGGGTGCAGGAGGTGCAGCTGGACCTAATCAAGGAGCCGCAGGGGACGGCTCTAATTCTACAGGATTTAGTTTAATAGCTGTAGGCGGAGGCAAAGGAGCGTTTAGTAACCCCAGTACTTTTGGATTAGCTGGTAATGGTGGTTCGGGTGGCGGTGCACAAATGTATGAAGGTCGAGGCAATGTGACTGGTGGGCTTGGAACTTCTGGACAAGGTAACAATGGCGGAGCAGGGTTCAACGGTGCTGTTAATGGGGCGGCAGGTGGAGGTGGTGGAGCAGGGTTTGCAGGTGGAGCAGGTACTGCTGCAGGCGGTACTGGCAATGGCGGCAATGGCTTATCCGTTGATATTAGTGGTACGGCAACTTATTACGCCGGTGGCGGTGGAGCAGGCTCAGGAGGCGTAGTCGGTACTGGTGGGCTTGGTGGAGGCGGAGCTGGTTGGAATGGTTCTTACGGTTTACCAGGCACTGTTAATACTGGCGGAGGCGGAGGTGGAGGCTGGAATTACTCAGGTGGATCTGGTGGTGGAGCAGGCGGCTCTGGAATTATAATAGTTAGATATAGGTTTCAATAATATGGCACATTTTGCAAAAGTAACAGATGGCGTAGTAACACAAGTGATTGTTGCTGAGCCAGAATTTTTCGAAACATTCGTGGACACAAGTCCTGGCGAATGGATTCAAACATCATACAACACATATGGCGGTGTACATAAACTTGGGGGTACTCCTCTACGTAAAAACTTTGCAGGTATTGGGTACACTTATAACGCTGCAGAAGACTGTTTTGTACCTCCAAAACCATTTGCTTCTTGGACACTGGATACTAATACTTGTTTATGGCAGCCTCCAGTACCTATGCCCACAGATAATAAATTTTATACGTGGAATGAATCCACACAAGCCTGGGACGAAATGCCAGCAATGGTTTAATAAGTAAAGGATTACTCTATGAGTATAGCAGCATATTTAGGTAAATTAGCCCAAGGCTTAAGCTCACAGGGTATTCTAGGTCCTGCAAAAGGCGGAACAGGTGTTTCAAGTCCTGGTGCTACTGGTAATGTATTAGTTTCTGACGGCACTAATTGGACTAGTCAAAATATACCGCTTGGAGCAACTGGTCCTACAGGGCCAGGTGGCTTGGGGTTTACTATTGCCAAGACTTATGCCTCCGTAGCAGCATTAACAGCTGATACAGCTCCCACAGGGATTAGTGCAGGACAGTTTGCATTAATCGACACTGGCGATGCCAATAACGCAGAAAATTCACGGTTATATGTATGGACAGGTAGTACATATACATATACCAGTGATTTAAGTGGAGCACAAGGTATTGTAGGTCCAACAGGACCGCAAGGAACAAATGGAACTATTGGTGTTAACGGCACTCAAGGACCTACGGGCCCAACAGGTCCTGCGGGAACTGCTGCCACAGGAGGTGCAAGTTTTTATACTGGCGATGTTGTACTAAGTGCTAATACAACGCAATATACTACCCCTACTTGGATTCAAGCACAAGGTCAAATGTTTGATACCGGCACTTATCCTGGCTTAGACACTCTGTACTCAACTAGTGGTAGTTATGATGGTATTGCTACACAAATATCACAAGCAGTACCCAGTGGCAGTTCAACTCCTATAAGTTTTACTACTACTGTAAGTG